ATATATTATAACGCGCATATTTTATGTATATTATATCTACAGAGTCATAGCTTACTTGCTTGAGTTAGAAACTCTGCTTTTGTGTACTATATGGTTTCGTGTTTCACCACTTTAATTCCTATAGCCAATAGTAAATCTATATTGATAATTATTGACATTATTTGATAGGTGAATTTTATTTAGATCACAATTTCTACACCTAAAAGTGTAAAGTAGAATTTTACATTTTTCATTCTTTTTCTGCATTTTAACAAAAATTAATTCCAATTTTTCCGCTTTCGTGTTTTACCGTTTTTATTAATTTCGGGTACAAAATCATCCAATTCCAAAGGTTAGCCTATTTATTACACCTGGTAAAGGTTAGATAAAATTTCACATAATGAGACGGGATTTTTAGTTATCTGTAGGAAATTCTTTTCCAGAAAAAAGCATTGAAAATTTTAATGCAAATATGTTGCAATACCGTTTGAAGCAAGCAAGCCAAAATGCAATTTTCCGAAAAATGCAATTTAATTCCGTGAAACAAAAATGTTTCACAGAGTAGTCAAAAAGAAAGCCTAGTTCCTACAGTAGAGCTAGGCTTTTTTATTATAGTACTCTGGAATTGTGTTGCTGTTGCATTTGTAAAACTACCGAAACTATCTGTCTTATTTCATCATCATTATAGAATCTACTCTTTAAGTACATAGTAAGTTGATCTGCAAGATTTTGCATAAGACTATTAGAAGTAAGTATAGGAACTACTTCTTGTATAAATATTTGAGTATCTTCTATTATATTTCTTCCAGTATTTACAAGTAAAGGATTATTAGGAAGTTCTGTAAGAACTATCCCATATCTTTCAAAAGTAATAACAGAATCGTTTACCTTTCGTATAGAAATTACTTTTCCAGATTCTAAAACCTGTATTATTGAGATATGACTAGGTTCTAGTTTTACTCCTAATGACTGTAAAAACTCTATAAGAGTCTGTTTCTTTTCGTCTTCTTCTACAGTATTACCTAGAATTCCTACTTCAAATATCTCACTACCGTCTTGATGCCATCTGATGTAAACATTAGAACGCTCGTTTAAGGTGTCTTGCGGGCATGTACAGACGACACAATCACAAGCAACGCAATAATCTAAACCCCTATGAGGACATACTGTAGTACAGTATGTATCGTCATATCTTAACTTACATTTATTACAGACTACATACATTTTTTAACCTTCTTTCTTATTTCTCGTAGTTTGCAGAGTGACTGTTGCAGGAAGTACACAAAGTAAAATCCCAACCACAGTTTTGATCTTTGTACATTTTCTTAACTACTAATGTAACAGCTTCTTTCTCCATAGTGGTAAGGTAGCCATTTCTTGTAGCAGTTTTTACACTCTCAGAAACAAAATCTAACTGTTCCTGAATTATGTTAGGTTTACAGCAAATAGTACACTTATTTTTAGCTATAAGTTGCTTCTCCCTTTCTTCTCTTTCTAGTATGTTCTTTTGTGCTTCTCTAGTAGAAATTATCCTAAACTCAATATCACTAGGGTCAGGATTTGATCGCGATGGTGTATTAAAAAATCCACCAGTTCTATCACCAGTTTTCTTTCGTGGCATTGTTATTACTTTCTCTATTTCTTCCTATATCCTGTAGTTTTTGGAGTAAACATAGGAGTTATACTCTTATTTCGTACAATCTCATTTTCTTCTGTATACTGTATTTTTTCCATCCTATCCTGCATTATTTGCGCGGCAGTTTTTCCCTCATTAGAATCTTGTTTATCTATAAATTCTACAGATATATTACCTAACTGTATATTTAAGAAATGTTTAATACACTCTAAGAAACCAACGAAGGTAACAACCCTAGATTTTATCTCTTCATCATCCCTATATGTTATTATTAATTTTCCTCCAGGAAATTCAGACCCGGACATTCCGGGTCTTACTATTTGAAAATCAATATACATAAGAGGTTTAGGTCTTACACCCATTGAATTCTTAGCAGGATGGAGAGTAAATCTATCACATGAAACTTCTGTAGGAATTAAACTATCCTCCGTCTGTTTCTGCTCTACCTCCGTATCTTTGCTCGTATTTTCTGGTATATTCTCTTGGGTTCTTAATTGTTTCTCTAAAGTCTCCTGTACTTTCTTCTTCACCTTTACTTTTGTTTTCATAGTATTTAGATTCTGTAGCCCCTTGCTGATTTTGATACTTACTATCTCTACTCTTATCACCATAAGGTCTATGACAGGGAGCAGTTAAGTGTAGGAAGTTTATCTGAGCAATAAACATACCAGGACGGAGGATTATAGGATTAGAAATTGTAGAAATCTCTAAGGTTATCTGTCCTGAAAATCCAGGGTCTATAAATCTTCCAGTAGAATGTACAGATAATCCTAATCTAGCAAGAGAAGATTTACCTTCTACAGAACCTTGTATATTCCTGGGAAGAGAAATAACTTCTTCTGTAGTTGCTAGTAGTAAATCCCCTGGATGAAGAATTAAAATGCCGGACTCACTAACTCCTATATCTCTATAAACTACTGTAGGTCTACCTAAAGGGTCTGCCCATTTTATAGGGTCTATAGTCATTCCTCTATTCTTATCGAGAATCTTAAAAGAATTTCCTAACCTAACATCATAAGAAGCTGGTTGGACTTGATCTTTGTTAAAAGGTTCTATATCTATCAGACCTATATTAAGATAGTAGTCTGTAGAAACTGTTTTGCCTAGTTCTTCTCGACGTTTGAAGTCTTTGCATTCTTTTACAGAATCTTCTATAAGCCAATCAGGAAGACAACCTTGTGGGAACATCTTACTAAGTGTAGTATCAATCATATTATTCTCTTTCTTATATTTCTTGTAGGTGCTAGATTTATTTGTGCTTTCTTTAGTAATACAGGTTCGTTTATTTGTTTTTTAATCCATTTTCTAGATTCGATAACTTTATCTACATCATCCTTACCACATACTACTATTTCGTTTTCTTTAAAAACTACATCAGTTTCATAATCAAGTCCAAAATGTCTAGCTATCCAATTAGCAGTATATCCCCATATAGGGTTACAAACTATTACTTGTCCTTTAGCTTGTAACTGTCCTGTATCAGAATATTCTTTTAGTATTTTAGACACTAAATTAAAGAAAGGTTCTATCTTTTCATTATCTCCGTATTCTTTTTTAAACTGCTCTCTTTCTGCTTGTAAGTCTTTCCATTGACCTAAATACTTATTTCTTTCTTCTCTAGATAAATTACTTAAATCCATTACTTATCTCCTAATAGGTCTAATTTCTCACTCTGTATGGTTATACCAAAACGTATCATAAATAGTGACCTAGACCCAACATGTAAATAAGGTACATTAAATCTAATATATTCAGTAAACCAATAAGTAACCATTGTATTTTCTTTCTGTGTGATCTCCTAGATTTTCTATTTGTATCCTTTTATTTCTATTGGTTGTTTGTTTAGTTTCTGTATTAGCTCTGTAATTCTTGTTTTTCGTAACCCATGTACTATTGAATCATTTTCTACAGAATCATTAGTAAATCTTTCCCATATTTCTTCTCTACCTCCCGAATAAAAAGGAGTATTACCACATTCACTTATTATTAAGTCTTTTAATATCTTCCATTCATCAGCAGAGAAAGTTACTGCATTTAAAATGTGATTTTCAAAAGCCTCAAAAGCTACAGGAAAGTATGGTTTAAGCATTTCTGTCATAGTCATAGCATATACACGTATTTGATATTGTGCATGTGGATTAAGACGTAACCCTAGAAAGTGGAACAAAGCACGTAGGTTAATCTTAAAATAGAATGCAGTATATTGACCTAAAGGAAGTACAGTTCTACTTAGTTCATTAGCTAATCCTAATCTTGCTAATTGTGCATAACAAGAGTGTGCTTCTCCTCCTATTGCAGAAATTATATCTTGTGCTGTTTGTGCATCTTCTTCATCAAGTAAGTCTCCTGCACCTTGTTTTGCATTCTTAGGTTTACCCTTACATTCTTCTGGAGAAGGAATATAGAACTCCTTACAAGGTTCTATGTATCGGAGAGACTCTTCATTGTAAGAATTATGTACCACAATATTGTTAGCAAAAAAGTTATGATATTTACCTTCTACTTCTATATCATAAGTATTTATATATCCTAAATACTCTGACTTTATAATAGAGGTGTAGTTTATAGATAACTTATTTGACCCTTTTAGTTTTCTATCACTAGCGTTCTCTTTAGAAGATGCCCAACATAAGTTATCTATTCTATTATCTGTTCTACAGCTATTAATATGTCTAGTTTCTTGTTCATTCTTTCTTTTTTGTTTAGAGAAAGATTCAAGTACAAGTTGGTGTACTGTTCTAACATGAGATTTTCCATTTTCTGATAAATTTACTACATAATATCCAGAAGATACTATTGATTGTCTCTTAATAGTAGGAATATTAGATACATCTCCATTATATGATGTAGTAGAGTATGATCTAATTCTTCCTAAATTAGAAACTTCGTATCTACCTCCATAACCTTGTATTTTCCTCCATTCTTCTCCTACTATACTATCTATAAAAGAAAGAGGTACAACTTCTTTATCTCTTTCAACTTTAGATGAAGTCATAAATTCTGCATTAATTTCTAATGCTTCTTCTAATGTCATCCATCCATATTTAGTTAGACATTTATGCTGTTTAGTGCATTCTAACATAGAACCATTCTTAAAGTATGTCCTATATACATGCTTCTTGCCATTACTATATATATTGGATATATGTGAAGTTATTAAAGTATTGTCACTTTCATCCACACAACGAAGAATCATACTTTGTATTCTTCTTCTATTATATTCTGATTTAATCCAGTTATTGTACAAGTACTCTAAAGAGAAAAGTCTTTGCTCATTATATCCCTCTTTTAATCTACAAGGTAATTCAAAACTTATCTGACTATTACCTGATAGACAACAACCAATACGATGTCGAAACCATTGACGTGCAACAAATATAGGTGCCTTTACATAGAAGATAGCATCTGGAAATTCTACAGGACCATCATGCTTCATACGAATAAGATAGTCCATTAAGTTATCGTTCTGTTCTTCTGTATAGTCTTGAATAGATTTACGGAATGATGTTCGTGCCGCTTGTACTGGTAGAAGATCACTACCGCTTACACTAATTAATGCACATACACCTGCATTTAATAGTTTCTTTTCTGCTAGAGGAGTTGTGTTATTTGTTTCCATTTTATTACTTCTTCAATCCTTATCCTTTGTTCCCCCATGAGGGCATACCCATTACTGTAAAGTTAGATAGTTCTGTAACATCTACCCTAAGATCATAACCATTAGTTCTAGTTATATCTTCTCTAAGCCATACATCACCTAATCTAGAAGCTCCAGTAAGTCTATACTGTTTCTTTCTATAATGACATAGTATAGGTAGACTTACAAAATCCTCACATAGATTCTTTTTCCATGCAGGAAATCTAGCTATAGTAAGAAATAGATAAGCATATCGTTCTGCTTGTGAACTACCAAAACGCATGTTATCTAAGAAATCATCTATATGATTCTTTACAGTACTAAAGGTTTCTTCTCTTTTTACTTCTTCTATTTCCATTAGAAATAACTTCTTATCCTTCTTGTTCTACTAAGTGGAGTCTTATAGTCTTTAGCTTCTGCACCAAAAGGTTTACCATCTTGTGTTGATTTATAGTAAGTAGGTTTAGCTTCTTCTTTACCTACTCTCTCATAAAGAGTAAAGAATCTACCCGTAGATAGTTCTCTATTACTCAATGTAAAAGTAATAACACTTCTTGATTCTAAAGGTCTAACTACTATACCTATTTTGGATATAGATTCAATAGTTCCTTTTTTGTATAAAGTGCTGTCCTTGTTAAAGATATTTACTATATCTCCTGCTTTCAAGATTGTGTCTCCTCTCTTACTATATCGTTATGTACTCTTTGCTCCTCTTCTTCCCACTTTATCTCCTGCTGTAGATAAGTCATAGCTTTCTTTAGATCGACAAGTCTTGTTGTATTTTCTTTCTTTCCTGCCCTTACAAGATACTTAATTATATTTCCTATTTGAAAAGAAAGGCCATGTTGTCTTACAAAAGTCCATACTTCTGTAACATTTGCACCAAAAGCACCGTAGTAATTAGGACGATAAAATTCTTGTTGTCCTGATTCTGTCAGTTTAATAGTTTTTGTTGCTTTAAGTTTCATTTTCGCTTTACCTTTACTTTCTGCGATTGCGTCGATTGCGTTACATTTCTCTGGAAAAGAGATTTTAACTTCATATATACTTCACCGTCTTTTCTTTCCAGAGAAGCGTCTTTCCATATTTTCTCCATCTTAGGTGTTACATAGTAAGTGTGTGGTTTTCTACCTCTTCCTTGAAAGTCACTTGTAGTTTCTCCAGCTACATAACGGATAACTCCTAACTCTACTAAATCTTCAATGTGATCTCTTAATGTAGAGTGTGGAATATTAGAATCTATTGCTAGATCGACTAATGTTTGTCCTGGTTTCTGTATTAACGAAGATACTGTTTCAAGGTTAAATGCTACGCATGAATCTAATGCTACTCTAGTAACTAATGCTATGTCTTCCTGAGTATACTGTATTGGAGTATTTAGTAGAGATAATCCCATAAGGAGTTTAGTTAGCTGTTTAGCAATTCGTGTAGGCATTTCTTGTTGTGGACGTAGCATTAACTTCCTATCTACCTTTGACAGTCTTTCCACAGTAGCACGTAATAACGAAGTAAGACATGCTAGAGAGTATATCTTCTCTTTATAATGTTGAGGAATTACTGGTATATCTTCCTTACTTACTCTAACATCAAGATACTCTGCCGCAATTCCTACAAGTTCTTCATGTATTGGTACTTCACTACCCACAGAATCTATTGCCGCCATTACAGGATTACGACTGTCATAATCTGTACCTTTTACCATATGGTACAGAAGAAATCTTTCACCCATGATTGATCTATTTTCTGTGAATATCTTTTGAGTTACTCCTGTAAGCATATTGAAGTGAGATTTGAAATCTCTTTGTGTTCCGTTGCCGTGATCTTTTTCAAGTGTACCATCATACACTCCTCTAAGTGTAGAAAATATAAACTCCTTGTCATCACTTCTCATACCTAACAACTCTGTAAAATCTTTAAAGACAAATAGTTTACCATTAAGTCTAGGAATTAACGAAGGGTCTGGATGGACATTCATACCAGATACAAGTACATTTCTTGTAATAGAAGATTTAGATACTACTATCTTCACCTTAGATAGAGACATAAGTAATGCAGTTTTTCCACTACCAGGAGGGCCAATAGTATGTACCCATAGAGGGTCACCTTTTATTCCTACAGTAAGACAAGTAGCAAACATTATCCTGAGTCCATTCTCCATATCCTTATCCATAAACAAATACTTTCTATAGGCTTTTAAGACCTTCTCAAAAGTAGGGCGTTTAGCAGATAGTGATTTAGATTGTTGGACTTCTTGAAGAGTAGGAGTATTTTCTATCTCAGTTTGTTTCTGTTCTTCCTTTACAGGGATAGACGTATATTTCTCTTCAAGCTGTATAAACTGTTCATAAGTTCCTCCTTGCTTTATATGGTCTCTTACATCGTAACCATCAGGTAAGTCACCTTTCTTACTCCAATTAATATACTTAATTGGACTACTCTTACTTACTATATCTTTTAGGTTATGATAAACTTTCTCTGTACCTTTCTCACCTTCACTTCCTACATCATAACATATAGTAACTTCCTTTCCAGAGAAACATTTGTTCCAAGACGCTTTCCATGTATTAGCACCTGGAGTTCCTACAACTATAGCTTCTACACTTTCTTTACTTAATAGATACTCTAAGGCTATAGTATCCCATTCGCCCTCGCAGTTTCTACAGATAACTATTTTCCCATTACGTCTTACTACTACCGTACCTGTAGGTACAGTAACACAGTAAACTTTATTAGTTATATTTCTTTGTGTAGTAACTGAAGTTACATTTCTATACTTCCTAGGTGATATGTTTAGTATATAGTTTATACTGCTTTTTCTAGTATCCTCTCTTATATTACAACTATATCCAGTAGTTACGCATATGGAAGAGATAGCATCTACTTGTACTTTATCTGCACTAAACACTCTATGTGTGTACTTACTGACAGTATCACCGTCCCAAAATCTTAACTCATTAATTAGAGTTTCTCTAGCTTCTACAGACCAGTGAATAAAGTCAGAAGTTATCTGCTTAGTAGGCATAATCCTGTCAAGAATAGGAGCATCGTAAGCCATAACAACTATTTGAGTATACCCTTTAGCAGAAAGTCCACCAAATTTGTACGGAATTTCTAATGACTCTAGTATCTCAATTAATCTACTTACTTTACGTTCTTTCTTAAAAGCCCAGGCACGTCTATTACCTCTTTCTTTATGACCATCAGCTGCATAAGCTACAAGTAGCTTTACTTCGTTATTACTAGGAGAATAACCTTTACCTCTATATTCTCCAGAAACAGGAAGTACCATTCCTGACTTTACTTGATCTGCACGTATAGTTCTTATACCATCTGTTTCTTTTATAAGAACTCTATGTTCAGGAGTTACAAGTAAGTCACAAGAATTACCCTTTATATTTACCATCTTCTTACTATATGGTAAAATCTGTTTTGCTAGAGGTTTTACAAAAGTTATATTCTGAGTGTTCTCTGCATATTGCGCTACTTTTTGATTTTTAAGGGTAGGAAATTTTATCCAACCTTCTTCTGTAAGAATTTCAGTATCAGCACTATAGCAGATATACACTTTCTGAATTCCGCGTGCTACTCCCTGGAAAAGAGAATCCATACCATACAGTTGACTGTCTAATTCCGGCATTCCATAGAGTTGATGTTTCTTTTTGCCTCTAGGAATTTTACCAAAGAAATTGTAGAAACGGAAGTTGTTTATAGTTCCTGTTGCATTTCTTACAGGAATAGCAAATTGGTCATTGTCATATACAATTCCTGCATCTTTTAGAGTTTTTGCAGGTACTCCTCTATCTAAGGATAATTCTATAAACTGTTTACTGTAATTTTTCCTTTCTTCTAACCAAAAATCATACCAGAACTTCATAAAGGAATATACATTCCCTAGTTTCTGACAGGATTTACAATCCCACATTCCCGCTTTCTTTTCCTTACCATCACTTCCTATACCGTCTTCTATACGTATGTAAAATTTATCTACTTTACCACAGAAGATACAATCTCCTCTTACATTTACACCTGATACTTTCTCTTCATCATACACAAAACCTAACCTTATAAACGGACGAAGTACAGCAGGAACTTTCATATTGTCTTTCTTTATATAAACCATATCATAACTCCCACGCTACAATAGAAAGTGTATTTAGTATATACGCATAGGCTTTATCGTATATACTGTTGTAGCTATTACCTGCAATATTTAGAGTCTCAATCCCGTGAGAGACAATCCAGTATGCAAGTTCTCTTTGTGGGATTCGGTACTGTGTTTCTCCGTCAATAGTCCATAAGGGTATTAGGTATATATCAAGATGTAGTTTCTGGTAGTGTTGTATTGCATTAAGTGTACAAACTTCACCATAACTGTCAAAGTCAGTTGCAATTCTAATAGTTGCATCAGCTTCTTGTACATTCTTCCAGGTTCTAGTCTTATAGTCAGGTTTAAATTCTCCATTCTTTTCCAGAGGAGGAGTATCATCAACCATTCCGTACTGCCACTTGTAACCTATCTTAGGACCATCTTGTGTAATAAATCCTTCTGGCATATGTCCACCAGTTTTTATACCTAGAAGTTTAGCGGCTCTAACTCCTGCAATATCTACTCCTCTTTGACCTCCAGAAATTACACGTTTAAGTATACGTGGTTTTCTACATTTACCATCACATATTTGTTGTTGTATTCTTTGTGCAGTATTAACTACTTTTATTTTTGTTTCCATGGTATTCTTTAGTTCCTAACATACATAGTTAGGTAGAAATTTTACCTATCCTCACTTTATTTGTATTTTGTATTTTATGCAGAAGTATAAGGGTATAATCTCTGTCCTCTATTAGTAGTTGCAGTATACCAGAACTGTTCTCGTTTAAGTCTCTGTATTCTATGGTATCTCATATACTCTGCATGTGTTTGAGTTCTTTCTTCGCAGTTAGTTAAAGAAATACTACAAGTAAATAGTACATCACAGATAGGTCTTGTTGTGTTTAGTCTAGTAAATTCAGACTTATTCTTTTTCGTCTTAAATCTCTTGTAACGATTAAACTGTCTGTTTGTCATAGGTTTGTTTCTTTACCCCATACGTGTAATTTGTATTCATCAACGCTCCAGAATTGTGGAGATACTGTACACTCTACAGTCATTGGTACATTGACAGTGCTTCCTTCTGTATTCTCCATTCTAGCAATTACAGATTTCACATATCCTCTGTTAAGATCACTTTTGTGAATCTCTACTTTCAATTCATCATGGATTGTAAGAATTAGATATGCTCTTGCTTTGATAGATTGGTTAAATTCATGCACTTTAACTAATGATGCTTTCATCATATCAGCGGCAGTACCTTGAATCATATAAGATACTCCACGGTAAGCAAAGTTAGGGTCTACACGTAATTTTCTACCATAAGCATTTATGATGAATCCATTTTCTCTAGCTTCTCTCTCTACTTGTTTGATGTATCTCTTTAACTCTGGCATAGAGTTATTGTATTCAGAGTCAAATAACTTTGCTTCATCAAGTGTACAGTATAACAAGTGAGTGTAACTACCAGGACCACCGCCGAAGATTTTGGCATAAGTTATGTGCTTACACCGCTGACGACTAGCTTCTTTACCTAATGCAGATTCTGCTTTAACAATGTCATACTCAAATTCAGAAAGAAACTGTTCACATACTTCCTGTACATACTTATCAGTAGGATTACATTTCTTAGCTTTAGATTTTGACCATCCTAGATGTTGCCATGCCGTAGAAACTTCGCCATTAGCAGGTTCACGGAATAGATCAAGAGCCTGAATTACTGCTTTAATACTTTGTGGATTATTTACACCTCCCCATGCTTTATTAGCCATAGCCTTAAACAAATCTGTTTTATTACGTATAGCTTCTAACATTACTGGTACTTGTGCAAATCCTGCAAATAGTCTCGCTTCTTGTTGTGAATAATCTAATCCTAACCATACATGATCTTTTCTACAACCGAATACTTTCTGTGAACTATATGTACTTCCTCCTAATGATTTCTTTCCTCCTGCCGATAATTGCTGTACATTTAATCCCCCTTCTCCTCCTGCTGATAGTCTACCTGATTTTGTACCGCATTGATTAAATGAAGGACGTATAATACATATAGTATTGTCAGTACTATTAATACTACTCCTACTACCGTCATTATTACTGTTACTATATCCATAAGGTTTTACCATATCTTCTATCTTATCAAAGAATAGAGACTTAGTGTGAGAGGCATCACGAAATGCAGTTAATTCTCTAACAAATGGAGAATACATCAACTCTCGTAATGTGTCTTTATCTGTAGTTAATTTACCTGTCTTTCTGTTTCGTCTATCAGTTTCTAATCCTAATCCTCCTTCACTCTCTGGAAGATAGAGTACTCTAAGAAGTTGTTGTGGAGAACCTGGATTAAATTCAGGTTCTGGTTTTGGTTTTGCATTCCGTCTTTTTCTGGAAAGAGAATCTGCATCTATATTAGGGACTTCTTTTATTGGAAAAGGTTTAAGATTCTGTTCCCGAATTATCTTTTGTAAGTTACTATATCTTAGAGTAACTTCTTCTTCACACCGTTTTGATTCTTCTTTTGCTCTGTCAGGAAATACAGTAATACCTCTTGTTTCCATGAAATCGACAATAGGCCATACTTTCTGCATTTCGAGATAGTAAGTGTCTCTCAGGTGTTTATCATTCTGCATTATCTCATTGTAGAATTGATACAGTCCAACAGTTCTATATGTATCAAATCTACAGTATTTCTCACAAAGGAAAGCGTCACCTGTTTGATTTTCGTCGAAGTAATAAGGAAGCCAATAGTCAGTTTTTAACTCCTCACTGTCTATTAACATCATACGGTAGAAATTACCTAAACCTTTAGGGTTTTCTCCACCAGCTTTCTCTACACGTCTATTGTACATTGTTGCTTTACGACGTGCAGTTGCTACTGCTTTCTGCAATTCCTTTTCGTCTTCATCGCTTATACCTAGAGTTTTCTTAGATAGATACTTTAGACCATATGCTAATTCAAGAGTAAAACAGATACGCGCCATAAATAACGTATCGTGTAATTTCTCCAAAGAATGTAAATGCTTGAATATTTGATTGAATCTAGTATCTACATTTTTCATCATACGAGTATCAAACTTCGTATTATGGCAAGTTAATTGTACTCCTTTCTTAGATAAAGTATCAAGTATAAATACTACATCTTTCTGATTAATCTCAGGTTGTCGGGTGAATGGGTCAACGGGCCAATTACAACACCACGTATTCCCTTCACTATCAGACATTGAAACCATGAATACAGAATCGGCAGTATAGAGTCTCTTTCCAGAAGAGTATAGTACTCGCTTTCCCCAAGAATCTACACCTGTTGTTTCAGTGTCAAGTGCAATTATTGTATTCTTTTTAGGTCTAAACTCTTTATTTGATTGTATTATTGTAGGCATATTAGTAATTATACCAATGACTAAGGCCCAACAATCGAATGACTGTCAGGCTTAGTTGCTTATTCACTTTTCTATAGTTTCTTCTTGTGTGTCCTTCATTACAATGATAGTATCTTCTTTAATTGCTATCATCCTTAACTTACCATCAGGTGTTCGGTATTTTACACCATATACCAATGCTTTACCATCATTAATAGGCATCACCCTACCAGCAAATACTCCTTTAACTGTTGTTCCATTTCCTTTTGAATGATACATTCGATTACCAATAACTTCTTTACCTATTGCCATTTCAATAAGAAAGTCAGCATCTTCTGTACCTTTAGTAATTACTGTATCAATGTCAGACAGAATCTCTTCTGGTACTTGCATTGATTCAGGAATACTTCTAGTTATTAGAGTATCTTGTGGAGTATTATCAATAAACGGAGTTGGAGTAGATTCTACGTATTCTTGTAGAATGTTTCGTTTCTCTCTATCAATCCCTGCTGTCTGATAAGCTAACTTAATAGACTCCTCTAATTGTTCCATCTGAGTTTCTATTTCAGCGGCTTTCTTGTAATTCTTAGACTGTGCCGCTTCATCAAGTCGTATCTGACAGTTACGAAGTGTCCTCTCTAATTCCTTAATATGATCTTCCTTCTGACTTTGATACTTTGCTTTAACTGCATTTTCTTCTTCAAACTGATTGTCATAAGGCATAGCAGGAAGAGGAAATTTTTCTGCAACAAGATATGATAATTCTTTAGATTCTAGTGCAGATTGTAAGGCTTCATGTGGAGTAGGCTTAATTGCAGAAACTACTTTCCAGAAAGATAATCCCATATCAGTGTGTAGAATCTGTACAACATACCCTAACTTACAGGACATAACCATAAAGTCAGGAGTAACTTCTCGCATAGCGTCATAGAAATTACCATACTCTGTCCAATCGCGGGACTTCTCTTCAATCAGTTGCAGTAGTTTCTCTTCCAGAGATTTAGCAATCCGTGGCGCAACCAAGTCTGAAAGAGTTACAGAAACATCTTGAATATAAGCCTTGTAGCCTGGAGTTCCTACTTTTATTGCAGGAGAAGTTTGTGTAGCAATTTGAGTAGGCTTTTCAGGTTTAATGAAATTTTGTACTACTGCTGTTTCTTTTACATGAGGAATTATGCGAACCGCAGGTTTCTCTGGAAGAGAATTTGTACCTTTAGCATTCGCAGTTATTGCAGATAATGCTCGTGAAGATTTAGATGCAAATTCATTTCCAATTTGAGAATCAGAAGTATCTACAGAATCTATATCTAAACCACCATCTTCTACTTCTTCCTCTTCTGTAGTAGATTTCTTAGTAAGTAGTTTCTCTTCTAACTCTACTTTGTTTATCCATTGAGAGAAGGTCATTACCTTCTCTCCTGTAGCTTCTGCAATAGCTTTATACTTCATATACTCATTTTGAACGTTACTCATTTGTTTGTTTTCCTTGTTTGTTTTTTGGTTGGGTGAATACTTGTCGCCTGTTCCGCTATACCCTGCTAGAACGGGCAGGAAACAGGCAAAAACAGGGTAGTTTCCTTATGGGATAGTGTCGGAATCTTGCTGTACTAAGAAGTTTAGAGAAGGTATGAATTTCTCTATAAATTCTTTTGTTTTTGTAATTTCTGTAGAAGTTTCTCCTAACTGAAACTGTAGGAACTCTATAACATCGTTGTGTTTAGTCCATACAGGAAATGCCTGAGAAAGCAGAAGTTGTATTAGTTCTTGTTCTTCTGTTGTGATTTGTAAATTACTAGCTTTTTGTATTTCTTCATCAGGAATTTCTACTGAAACAAAAACAGTATCTAAATCTGCATGATTATGTCTACCATCATCTGTTTCAATAATTAGTTTAGTATCATCAATATACAAACTATCGTATAGTTTTCCAGAAACTACAAAAGAAGGGGCAATAGCAGGAGTTACAGTTCCAATAATAGAACATTGTGAGAGAGGTACATTTATTTTCATATCAACCTTTCAACTACAGAAACTATCATTCGTTTGTTTCCTGCGTCAATTTCAGATTCAATCCTACCTAGAAGTTCTTCTTTAGTTGAGAAAGTAGAGATCATGTTTGTGTCGTTGCCTTGTAAGTTAAAATCTCTAGTTTCTAAACAATATGCAGTAGAAGGTTCTCTTCCAGAAAGTACGATTGGTTTTGGTTTTACCTTAATTTTTGCTTTTATTTTAGGTGTCATAATTTTTGGTACAAGAAAAAGCAGGGTAAATGAATACCCTGCTTTCTCCTCTACAGTTTCTATATTTCTATACTAGCATCAGATACGGACCCCACAAGGATACTTAGCTAGATAGTAACTGGAATTACTATACCTTACAGCTATAGAGATATAGGACTGTATATCCTCACTTCCTATCGTAAGATTTGAATATCATCGTAGGAAAGTTTCTTTACTACTGTTCCTACTTTTACAGAAGCAATAGAGTTTGTAGGGTCTAGCTTAACAATCTTACCCTGTACTTCCTTACCTGTCTTTTCGTCTATGAATTCTACATCATCTCCAACTGTAGGAACTACTTCCTCTTCGTCTTCTTCATTCCCTTCTTCGTCTTCTTCCTCTGCATCAGGAATAACTACAGAAGAGTAAGGTACGGTAACTGTCTGGAATTTCTTACCAACCTTGATCTTAACCTCCAAGGTTTGTTCGTCTTCATCAAGAGAAACTACAGTACCAGTAACTTCTAAATCTTCATCATTGGTAAAGGTAACTTCGTCGCCTTCTTCCAATTCAAGATTGATTGCTTCGGTTTCTTCTTCCTCTTCTTCTGTAGTTTCTTCGTCTTCCTCTTCATCCTCCTCAGATTCAGGTTTAGACAAATCTTCCCACTTAACTACTCCGACGATTTTGTTCTTACCTTTACCAAAAACTACATTACAGGTTTCATTCTCAGTATCCACAGATTCAACAGTACATTCAATAGTTTCTGTAGTTGCCCTCTTACCAGAACCCGTTACCTTTATCCAGATAACTTCGTCGCCTTCTTCAAAAGGAAGAAGGTCAGATTCTATAGCAGTAACATTATCATAACCTACAGTTGCTACTGCTTCCTCCTCTACAGTCTTCTTTCCTACCTTCTTAGTAAAGGTGTAAGAAATGTCTACTGTTTCGTTATCCAGATCAATTTCTGCAACAGTTCCAGTATACTCTATATCATTATCAGTAAAGGTAACCTCCTGTCCTTCTTCAAAAGGACATTCTCGCTTTGTCTTCTTCTTAGGAGTAGATTTTGCGGCTTCTGCTTTAGTAGGAGTAGGTTTCTTGTGGTCTTGTGGAGTAGGAACAGGTGTAGATTTTGCACCCTTCTTAGCTGGCTTATAGTTTTCATCTCTCTTAATAAGCCGTAGATTCTGGAACCCTGCCGAACCTGTCTTCAACGTAAAATCCCATACCTGATTTTCGTCTACACAGTCTTTTAGGATTTCTTCCAGTTTGGATATATCTAATTCCTCTGCATCAGTATTTGTAAACTTTTCCAGATAAGGAATAAAGTATGGAGAAATTACACCGAGTTGTTCCTCTCCATCAATCTTATCGAAAAGATTAACCCATTGATAGTATGTCTTACCTTCTTTATCTCCTTCGAGAATAAGAAGAGAAATTAGACAGCCCCATGTAGGTACTTTACCCTTCTCCTGTGGATTCGACTGTTTAATATCGAATGCTACAAACTGTCCCGTATAGGAACCATCATCAAAAACTACGGAGTTATTCTTCTTCGCAGTTTCTACAGTTTCAGACCAGTTCTTCTTTGCCTTAGCAAGTAAGGACGATAACGATTGTGTTGCCATATTGGTAACTAAAAACCTTTCAAACAGATTACGAACGGTTGACGATAATTTCTCTGGAAAAGAGAATGAATCATTTAGATAGAATGTATTTTTGTTTGTCTATCAGTTTCCTTTATTTTGTATTTGTATTCTAGTGAGAAAAAGAAAAAAAGAGGTAAGATTATACTACTCAGGAGAATACAAAAACCTGTATTCAATCTTACCTCTATTATCTATTCAGAAGGAGCCATTATCTGTTCACCACGTCAGGAATTACTCAACTTAACTGAAAGATAATTCGTTAAATTCTACATGTTAATTAGTGCATAAACAATTACACCAATTACAAAAATTGCTCCGGCTATGTTTACAAAAACAACTCCAATGGTATTTCTGTGTTTAATCACTGTATTCCTTTATTTCTTTTTAACTGCAAATTTTGCTTTTACCTCAGAGAGACGTGCAGTTCTTACATCATCGCCTGGGTCAACTTGTTGATTGTTGAAAGCCTTTAAGAAATTATCATAACCTTCTTGTGCAGAATCTCCCATATCTACAGAACGAATTGCTTCTCCTTTAGGTGTGAAGAATCTACCTGCACTTCCCATTCTATTTTTAGCATCAACATCGTCGGAACCTTCTATAGTTAGTATTCGTTTATTACCAGAATAACCAAAATACATTGTCATATCAACAAAACCTTTGAGGAACCGACGAACACGATCTTTCATAGTAGGAATTATTTTTGTATGTTTTACACCTGTTGATTTTTCAAATTCTACAGATTTACTATGAGATATAAAGATTACTCCTCTACCACTTCCTGTTATGCGTAGAATTTGTTCCTTGAATTCAAACTCTGCTTTGTCATTTCCACGATTGAACCCTAGTGAACCGTCATTAATATGTTGTTCTACATTTTCTTCACAAATATGCTGTTCACAAAGTATATAACACAAATCAACAGTATCTATAACTACAGTCCTATAAGTATCAGACTTTAATAGATTGTCTATTACCTTTACAAATTGCGACCATTTAGAAAACTGTCCGTTGCGTGGTATACGGGACATACTAAGAAACTTACCACCAGGTTCAAACATAAGAAATAGAGGAGAAGGAAATTCACGTGCTACTGATGTTTTTCCTATACCTTCCTCTCCATGTAATACGAAAGTACAAGTACTTAGGTCGTATTCCGGTTCACATGGTTCATCTGGTATTGTCAAGTCAACATCTGTATCTATTGTGGGGATTGGTGTTTTTGTAGATTTTCTACTAACTGGTTTTGGTTTATTGACTGTGGATACTCTACCGCCGGAACGATTTATTACCGTTGCCATAACTCTATTAATCCTTTTTGATTATCTATTTGTTACATTTCATGGAAGGACACGTTGCTCTAAGCCATTGTATAAAATCTAGTCTAAGACTTCTATCTTTACTACTAAGAGAAAGTATAGGTCATATCAACTAATAACATCAGATTCTACGCCAACTTAGCTACTTCTAGATTCCGCCGGAGTTCCTGTAGGTTCTACGCTACACGGTTTAAACTTCCGCACCGTCAATTCGGCTTTTCCATACGACTGTTACCGTTTGTGATTTTGGGTAGGCATTTAGCCATGATTCATTATACCACACGGTTTTCCGCTTGTCAAGTCCCTGTATTATAGTGTATTACATAGTAATATAGTATTATGTTTTAGTGTCTGTATTTTCTATAGATATATTTAATAAACAAACTTCACAGATATTTTCGCTAGATGCTACCCTAGTAGATGTAAGTATTCTTTCTTTTAAAGCAAGATTTACTCCACATTTAGTATTAGGTTCTACTAGACCGTGTACTCTATCTCCTATACTAACTAAATGCCAAGTATAGTCAATATTTACAAATGTAGTTTTAGGTGGAGATAGTATACTTTCTAGCTTATCATCTTCTTTGAACATAGGTTTCCTATACTCTTCTTTCTTTACTATAACTTCTTTCTTTACAAAACCATAACAACTATGTCCTGCTATATTTCCTACTCTAGCATAGTTTGTGTTTTTATTCATCTTCCTCCTCAGAAACTAATTCAGGAAATACGTGTTCTCTTTTAGAATATCCGACTTTACTTCCAGAGGAACATATGTCTAGGAATTCGCATGGTTTCCGAAACATAAAACAGCTTGCCTGTACTCTTCTGGAAATGAGATTCTGCATATCCCATTGGTATATTTCCTCTATTACAGAATCAAAATCTTGTAATGACCATGTTTGAATCTCTTCTTCTGTAATTCTTACATGATAACGAAGAAGGTATGGATTGAATTTCTTTCCTCCTACTTCTACTATCTTTTCTGCAATATCTTTCTTAATTCTTTCATAGTATTCAGGGAGAGTTTCTGGCTTTCTATTGAATGTACCTTTAAATTCCTGTCCGGGTCTTTTAATAAGATTATAGATTACACCTTTTGGATATACTCCATACACTCCCTTGATTGCAAGACAGTAGAAAAGAACCTGTAGATTGTACCCCATAGACTCTACTACTCCATTAACAGAATATGCACCTATATCATCTATACTTCCTTTTGTTTTGTTTTCAAGAATCCAATATCCTCCGTCTATTTTTAGGATACCGTCTATCTTCCCTCTAAGTCTAATTTTTACCCCATTACGAAGGGTATAGGGTACATCGAAAAGCTGTTCTACTCCTACAAAATTTAGACTTAAATCTTCTTTTCCCCACCAATCGAAATAATGTTCTAACATCAGTTTACATGTTCCGAACATTAATTCAAATTTTTGAGTATCTTTTACATCTAAGTCTTTAGATTGTTTATAGTAGTATTCTTTACATGCTTGATTTATTATAGTAGTCCATGCTGTCTTAGGATTTATACCTTTTCTTACTGGAAAAGTTTTTATACTACTGTAGCATTTATCCAGAATATGATGGAACATATTTCCAAAATCAAGACTGTGATCTGAAGTTCCTTTAGTTAATCCTTCTCGTAATTTATACTGTAACTTCCTAGGACATTCTTCATATACAGAAATTGCACTTTGCGTTATGCCGTCGCGGGAAAGCAACCAATAGTAGGATTCTTCTCCAGAAATTACAGGAAGCGGTTTCGCCAATACTCGCTTCACTCTTTCTGGAAGAGAAGGAATACTGTCCTTAACTGAAACAGAATTTACTATATTCTGTATTATTCTTTTCTTTACTTTAACTGTTGCCATAATTATCACCTTAATTTCTGACTTCTTTCAAAGTCTTCTATTTGTTTATCTGTACCGTATACATTCTCTATATTTGTAATTAGTTGTTGTTTTGGTACACTATTAAAGTAGAATTCTCTAATAAGTTCCCATAATTCAAAAGAGATGTATATTTTTTGGTCTTCATAGGAAACTTCTATACCAATTTCCTCTGTATCTTTCAGAAAGGAAACTTTTATCTCAGTAACTACCATTCTAGGTCTAATTTCTTCAGGAATCGCCATTGTAGTAACCTTTCTTTCTCATAGTCCAGAAAATATTGTATAGTTTCTTAAAGTGTGCAGTGTAGTAATCTATATCTTCTTTTTGTGAGTCTCTTCTAAGAATTGCAGAAGGATGAACACAAGTGCTTGTCATAATCTGGTATCCGTCTGCATTTAGTAAGTCAGATAGTAGTGGTATAATTTTTGATGCTTCTTGACCTAAAGCAATAATCATAGCAGGATTGAGAAGTTTTATTTGCGTAATTAATCTAGGAAAACAATTAATTACTTCTCTTTGTGTTGGTGGTCTATTTCCTGTACCTTTAGGGTTCTTCTCATAAGGACGACACATTAGAAGATTAATAAATCCTATCTTAATAATCCCTTCCCCTTGACAGGTACTACAGTCGTTTGTCAATCCATCGTCATCACACTCAGGACACTTAACATTAGCATCTAATAGTGATTGACGGAGTAATTGTCCTGAACTTCCTACGAATGGTAGTCCTTTAACATCTTCAATTAAACCTGGACCTTCTCCTATAAATAGAATATCTACAGGTTTATACATTAAATTAGTGTAGAATAATTTTCTAGTTTCAGCACTAATTTTTCTTGTTCTCTTTTTGAAAGTATCTATTTCAAATGATTCATCAAAAGAAAATGATAATCTATCGTAGAAAACATGATTTCTTGCATTAGCTCCTATACCTCTACACTTAGTACATTTACTCCACTCTTTTTCTAGTTCTAACATTTGTAATGGTATTGAAGATTTCTGTGATTTCTTTACCTTTGGTTGCTCTTGTTCCTGTATTTTGTATTCTTCCTTCATTAGCTTTGAAACTTCCTTTGACCCACAGACCCATAGCAACTGCACAAGTTTCGTGAATAGAATAAGGTAACTGCCCTTTTAGAACACCTAATCTATTTTCTACACGATCTTCTACTTGTTTATCATTTAGTTGAACTTTCCAATCGTTCACACGAATAAGTTGTACAGGTATATCGAATTCTCTAAATATTTCAGATAAACTACCTACAAGAAAAGCTAGTTTAACAAGGTCAGAATCTCCACCATTCTTACCAGAAGCACAAGTCATTCCTTTAGCTGATAGGAATAGTGTAGGAAGTTCTATATACACTTTACCATGCACTACTCCACACCATCTTAGTTTAGGAACTAAATCATGGTGTACTCTTTTACAAATCTCTGATACTCTTTCTTCCCAGGAAAGTTTGACGACTCTGGTTGTTATTAGTCCAGTTTCTACTGGAACTATATGAGTAGAAATTGAATTAAACAATGCCCAACCAGTACCACCAGGAAATCTACTAAGTCCTGGGTCTAAACAGATGAACATTTTAGGTTTATTTTGTTGCATATTTTTCCATAATCCTTTTTCTAAATCTTGAATTAAATCCTGCCATAAACTGTTTCGCCGATCTTACTTTATCTCGTATAGTTTCTACAACATCTTCATCTACAGTTCCTTCTGCTACAAGGTAGATGTATAATAAAGGTTGTTTCTTCATAGGGTCTTCTATACGATCTTCTGTTTGTGCTATAGTATTTCCAGAATACACAAAGGAATAGTAAACTGCTGTAGAAGATGCAGACATGTTGACTCCGAATTCGGCGACTTTCATTTCCTGGCAGATAATTACTCTCCCTGGAACAGAACAAGTTCTAAACCATTCCTGTTTCTTCTTTTTAGTTTCTCTAGTATCTTCACCTGTTAAAGTAGTGCAGGGTATCTTCTTCTTTAGTAAAGTATCTGCTATCATTTTTATTTCTGTATCAAACCTACACCATACTACTACAGGTTCTTTACTTAGTTCGTATTTAAGAAGATACAGTAATTCTTGTAGTTTAGGATTCCATTTGAAAGTACCTTCTGTATCACAACCTCCTGTAATTCTTGCTAACCATATAGACTTAGTAGTAGCATGGTCAGTTTCTACTTCTAGTCCTTTTACTTCTGAAACAAAGTCCTTTTCTATACGGTCATAGATTTTCTGTTGTTCGGTCGTGAGAGAGACTTTTCGTACCTGCCGGACCTTTTTATTGCCTATACCTGCTTGCGTTCGTGTGAGGGCAAAAGAAGTGGCATGGACGGCATTTTCAATCTGTAGTTTTGCCGACGGTTTACATGCCCAACCATCCCATTGTAAACGAAAGTATTTTGCTCTGTATTCGTAGTAATTAGTGCAACCCATGAATTCTCTATATAGAAAATACATTTGCTGGAAAATATCTAACTCTCCTTCGGGTGATATAAGTCCAGTAAGTATTACTCTATGTTTAACTTCATGAAATCCTTTAGTAAATAGTTGAGAGATTTTGGATTTAGGATTTTTAATAATTACGCTTTCATCACTTACTACACTAAACCATGGAAGGAAAGCTATACCGGGAGTGTACAAAAGTGATTCGTAGTTTATCAGTATCCATCTTCTTCCAGAGATTCCGAACCCCTCTTTAACTGCTAGAGTAGATCGTCTATCAAATGTTTTACCTTGAAGGATTACATATTGCTCATACTCTAACCGTAGTTCTTTTTCCCAAGTCTCTAGTACAGCAGAAGGCGCAACAATAAGTACAGGAAAAGTGCTGTTCTCAGGATTATTATTAGTTTCTGCATCTGTCCATTCCTTTATCAATCGAATAGTACTTAATGTTTTTCCTAACCTTAAATCCATTAGATTAGGTACATGGGTTTTTTCTAATCCCCAACTAATGAAATCTTGTTGATGTTTCATTAGTGTTCTGTATTTTTTATATTTAACTTTTACTAACTTCATTATAACCTGATTTTGTATTCTTTGACGCAAGAAAAAGACCGACACTTAAAAAGCATCAGTCTTAATGGATTTTATTTAGTTTCTACTTTTCTTTAGAAAATAATACTTCTACTAAATCATTATGTAGTACAGTAGATACTACACGCCAACCCAATTCTCCATACTTATTAAGAATGTTTACTCCTTCTTGTGATTTAAAATCCTCTAAAACTATAGTTACTACTTTATATTTAAATTTCATTTACTTTCACCTGTTCCTTTACATCGTCGGCACATTCCATCTGTAGTTATTGTAGACATTCCAGTTCCCTTACAATACTTACAATCTATAGGTTCTTTAGATAACTGTATTACCTTCTGTTCTTTATTTGCAAGTTCTATAAGTACATCACCATGACACAATTTAGGAGCGCAAAAACAAACCACACTCTTTCCTTTCAATTCGTCTAACCAATTAGGTTCCTTCTGTAATCTATTTTCTGCATACTTCCGAAACTTTTCAATTACTGTTTGTCGTTCTGCATAAGTATTTGTAGTTAATTTGTAAGGATTACCGTACTTAGAAGGACGACCTATATAAACTACATCTTTTGGGATACCCTTATCTATTAGCTTATTATAAACTATAGGAGTAGCTAGTATAGGTTTAACCTTTACTTGTATTTTCTTAGGCTCTACCTTACCTTCTCGCTCTCCCGTCCCTTTACAAATAGGACAAATAGTTTCTCCAGCTACTCCTGTTCCATCGCAATTAATACACTCAACCATTGTAGTACTCATTACAATTTCCGGTTGCCGAACCTTCTCTGGAAGAGAATTACTAACCTTCGTTTTAATCACTCCTGTTCCTTTACATTTTTTACAGGATTCTCCATTATCTTCGTTAAATCCAGTTCCTTCACACAAATCGCAATCTGATTCTGTGGATTCTTTTGTATTTGTTTTTTCGTTTTGTACCACAATTTGATTAGTACCCGTTTTTTGCGAGATTGTTTCTGCAATTTTTATACCTTCCTTCGTTAATTTGTATTTATTACAGCGAGAAATACGATTAGCGGCAGTCCATTCTATAGTCTCCATATACCCTAGAAATACTAGAGAATGTACAGCAGGAAAACTGTTTATCTCATTTTCAAATTTTAATCCTTTAGAGTAAATATCTAAAGATATTTCTAATGGAGTAGATACTGGATTTCCTAATAACCACCATGCAAAGATAATATCTGTAAGACTTCCTGCAATCTTAGTATCAAACTTTGCAACCATAGGGCAGTTAGTTTCTGTACGTCTAACTACTTTAATAGGAACTTCTGATTTTTCTACAGTTTGGTGAGGACCATGATGATATTCTGGTAATCCGCAAATATCTTTATCTACAAAGTTATATCCGCAGATTCTACTATCAGGCTTACGTGGCGAAGGATTCTTCACAATTTTTACAGTATCTTCTACTAGTTTAACTGTAGCTGTAGTCTTTACAGTTACCTTCTTAGATCGTCTTGAATTGATTGCAGAAGCTACAGAAGACTTTGACATTTTGACTAACATGTTGTATTCCTTTTTCGTCGAACTGTCCCTATTCTACCACATTGAAACATACTTGTCAAGTCGGGTAATTTCGCTGTATATCTAGTAACATATCTGTTATTAAGCGGGAATAAAAACGGTGAAAAACGAAACGGTATAATGCCAAAATGCAAAATGCACAATTTTTGCTATAACATTAACATATATATCATATAGTATATAGTATATAGTTATATGTAGTTATCGTATAACAACAATATACTAATTATACTAATATATTAGATCAGATATTATATAAAGAGAAAGGTGTAAGAATTAGATTAACTTCTTAGAAATCGACTTTTTGCATGTTCGGAGTACTATATGCTTTCGGTTTTCACCGTTTTTATTCGTCACCTAAATTTCCTTAATACAGTATAACAGATTAATAGATATACAGAGAAATTAGACAAAAAAAAGCCCAACCGGACGTGGTTGGACTATTATTTTTTCTCTCTTTTCCAGAGAAAAACATGCAAAATCGAATTTCAAAATGACGCTTTTTTGCACTTTCGCGCATTTTCAAAAACCTGTTTTGTTCTGATTTTGAAAAATTTTCAGAGATTTAGGTTGTTGCAATTTTTTACGGATTAGGTGCAACAATTATAGGAGTACCAGTACTTTCCAAAACACTGGGTTCCGTTGTTTTCTCTGGAAGAGAATTTCCTTCTGTAGTACTCACATTAAGAGAACCGTCCGGCGATTGAGTAGTTTGTGTAGTTACTGTAGGTTTAGAGGCATTAGCAGTAGTGTTACTGTCAATGATTTTATGTACTGTCTCGTTAGGTACTGAATTCTTTAATCCTCTTACTGCATTAATTACTACTGCTACTCCACCAACTAATGCTGTAAGTTGTACAATGAGATTTGATATTTGATCGGGAGTCCATGATAAGAACTTCATTAGTGTTTGTTTCCTTCTTACTTACTCTCTACTTCATCTTTCTTTATCTAGTTTAGTTTCTATTCTAACTAAACGTTCTTTTAAGTCACTTAGTTGTAGAGTTCTTTGTTGAATAAGAGTTTCGTAATATTCACCTTTCCTTTCCAGAGAAAGTACTCTATCTGTTATAGCTTCTTCTCTAGTGACTGCCATATCTGCTTTCTGAGTAACTGCATCTAGCTTTGTACCTAACCCATTGTAGATACTACTAGCGGCTACCATCAAAGCCAGTATCAACATGCAAGTCGCTATAACAAGATTTGATACACTTACTGTTTTATTAAACATATTTTCTTCTGTATTATCTCCTGTTACCATATGATTTATGGCATTTCCTATTTCTGCTTCTGTGTACTTTTTCTCTTCTCTACTATCTGGCATAGTCTAACACCTTACTTGTTGTTTCTTTATTAGTTTATTTGTTGTTTGTGTTAAACTCCTGCATCTACCCACGTTAAACCATTTGCTAAAGCATCTGTAATAAATGTTACTACTCCTTGATCTGTAGGGTCATAAGTAGCAGGATTATTACTGTAGAAAATCTCTATCAAATAGGTTGTTCCTGCTGTTACTGCAATCGGACCCCCGGTTTGTGTAGCATCTGTAGTTTCTCCCGAAGTTATTACACCATCCGAAAATACTGTGGTTCCATTAATTATTACTACCATGTGATTATCAAACGCTGGAATCCACCAATTAAACGACTTAGTAGAGCCTGTCGTATTTTTTATATTAATTCTGGCATACATGTTGTATCCCATTCCAGGTGTTTCATATCGCCATGAAACATCTATAGGAGATAAGGATGATTCTTGCCAGAATTTATCGTGTGTACCTTCTACATAAGTTTGTACAAAAGAAGTCAGCAACCCTCCAATACCAGAACTATTTGAAGTTATCTTTATTAGGTCAATAAAGATAGAAGTACCAGTAAAAGTTAGAGTGTAGTTTGTAGGAGTTCCAGTAATAGAAGTATTTCCTGCTCCTACATTAGACAATGCTTCTATTTTTGTCTTTATGTTTGCTGTAGTATCTGTTACTAGAATAGTAGCAGTTTGGGAACTAGCTTTAGTTATATCATTTACTGTAATAGTATAAGAACCTGTTATTAATCCAGTAGTACTTATTACTACAGTAAATGTAGTATATTGATGATTAGCTTGGGGAGTACCGTTACTTGCCAGGAAGTATGTAGAATCTAGGACTCCCTTATGTCCACCTAAGTATCCTCTAATTCTCCAATAGGGAGTACGTGTTGCATTAGCCGCAGAAGTTGCATCAGCAGGAGAAGCATAAATATGAGAAGGTGTAGCAATTTTAATAGTCTGTGCAGTTACCGTAGTTAGATCGACTGATGGAGAAGCTACCTTAACATTAATATCCTGGCCTATTAGATTTTCTGCAACAATAATTCTCTGGATAGCAGAACTTAACTGCACGAATCTATCTGTGGAGAGGTGTCCAGTTACTACAGTATTTCTCTGGGAACGAAGAAATCCTGATAAGGTATAGTGGTTTGTAGAAGTTAGTGTAGCAGTATCGAATCCAAAAATCTCATAAGAAGTTAATGGAGAATTATTACCAATGTAATCCATTAGTAAACCATAATTACCTAATCCATTTAATACAGAGTTTTCATCTGTAGAATTAAGTACTCCATTAGTTATGACATTTAAAGTATTTGTTACATCAAATCCATTCCCATCAGGGACATAAGTGTTCCCTAATACATTACTTACAGTTCCAAAAACCGATCTTTGAGAAATCGTCCCTACCGCCGTATACGCTCCTCCACCTACGGAAACGTAAATTATCCCGCCTTGCCACCCGGAGGCACCTGAAACGGCAACGTAGAAGCCAGGAGAGGTACTGTCAGTATCAGAGAGTTCCGTACCAGACCATACAAAGAAGTCAGTCGTTACTACCGGAACTCCTGTAGTTCCTCCGGTAGGAGTAGTACCCGTAATACTTTGTGTATAAACTGCATCTTCATCTTTTACTAAAGTGAGTTTTATTTCTCCTAGAGAACCTCCTTCTAGTTCTGTAATTCTTGCACGTTGAGTATTACCATAAGAATCAATCTGAATCATAAGGCAATCTGTAGGAACTAGATTAGCAAAAGAAGGGGATACTGAAATCTGATATGTCTCTTTTTCCACCCAGAGAATATACAGCTTTCGCTCTGCGAATTGTCTACCTTGATCGTCTGTAAGAACTAAGGGATACTGAAAAGAAGCAAAGTTATTATGTCTAGCACTTAACCTTAATGCCGCTTGTGTTGCGTTCTGATAATCTATATTAGAACTTAGGTAGCCTACGTCTACTCTGGAAGGAAGAGTAGAAGTATCTTGTCTAGTTTTTATTAGTCTTTGTATTTCAGGTGCAGGTCCAGAACCTACAGAAGTATATCCCATATCAACATAAGATAGTGTTGCAATAGTACTTGCTCCACGAAGTATACAAGTTACACTTCCATCGATTTCTACTATATCGAAATCATAAAAATCCATTAACGCTTGTAATGCACTTTTACAATCTATTCTACTGGAAATTAGCATACCACCTATAGTTATTCCTGCTATAGTAGTAGTTACTAGAGTACCATAAGGACCACCTGAAAGATTAATCCCAACTTGATCTGTTATCTGATTTACTATTGTCGAAAGGTTATCAGGAGTAGAAAGTTCTACACTAATATTAGGAATTCTGTTTCCGAATTTAGCTAGTGGTAAATCTTGAAATACTGCATAACACAATCCTCTAAATGCAGGATTATCAGAACCAGCAGGTAAAGCTGTAGTACCAGCAGAAACTACCATTAACGAATCTGCATCTTGTGTCTCATTACCACAATACCATCTAATACTTAATCCATCAAATCCAACAACAGGATTAATTTCTTTTCCAGAATGTACAGAAGAAGAATCTATAATATTAGTTTCTGTATTAGCAAGAGAGGAATCATATATAAGTAAATCATCACCAAAGATTTTGGTGATAGTCATAGTAGATGTAGATGCTTGACCTTTACAAATAGCTATTGCAAAAGATACAGTATAAGCATAAGTTCGTGTAGTTACTTTAGGACCACCCGAACCTCCTCCACTATTTACATCTGATTCGTGTTCTACAAAATCAGTTCCCCATATTAGCGATGTAGGAACTCTAACATGCCCAAAAGCCTGAGTAATAAAAGAACCATAAGAGGCTACAGTAACTCTTAGGTCTGATAGTTTACCCATATCGGAAGTATAGAAGTGTTGCTTTGATTGATCTATAAAACCACCTAATGTAGCTCCTACAGACCAACCTAACATTATCCCTTGTGGAGAACCTCCTGTAGCAATACCTCCAACTACTGCACCTGCCACACCTAAGACTAAAGTAGCCATATCGTATTAACCTTCTTCTAATCCTTCTAATCTCCATATAGAATGAATATTTTCTATCCATGATTGAGGCATAGGCATTTCTACTACTTTATTTATTCCAGAAGAATTATAAGCATGGATAATATTAGGAGTAGCATAAAGTTGAGTTCCTGTACTAAAGTAAACCATATGGTGATTCATTCGCAATCCGCGAACGATTGCAACATTTCCTGGAAGGAAAATTCTATCCTCAGATAATAAAGGTAAACCTTGATTTATGAAGTTGTTATCTATTAACACTTCTGTCATAAGTTCTATACTGTCTGATTTAGGATTAAAGTTAGGTATATCTACTACTTCATAACCTAAGTTTCTTAACGATACTGCTAATAATCCTCCGCAATCAATTCCTCCATTAGGTCCAGAAACTCTCCCTCCATTATGAAAAGGAGTTCCTATATGAGTTCTCATTTCTGCTGTCAGTGTAGATACTAACATAAATTGTTTTCCTTTCCAGAGAATTCGATTAGGTTCCAGGTTGTCTAGCTGTACGAATTAGATAATCGTTACCTGGTACATATGGTTCTGCATGGAAGTTCACAAGATTAGAAAATTTAGCACGGCAAGTAGTTGCATTACGATCACAACCTGCTTCTAATACTACAGAATCTCCAGGTGATACAGTATAGGGCATAGGTTCCTGTAAAGTAATTGTAGTAACTCCTGCCGCTTGTGTAGAAGTCTTTATCTCCATATTGATAAGGTAGTTTAATCCTCCACCAGTACCATAGGAATTAAATCTAACCATACCGTAATCAAAATAACCTGTAGCATGTGCATCAGAAAATGTAAGCACACGATTACCACCACTAACAGAAACTACTGTTTTAGCAAATCTATAAGAAGCTATAGTTACTTTACATTGAGAATCTCCTAGTTGTTTTACCCTGCAAGTTGGAGAAATTATATCTCCAATCATCATAGACAACTGATTAGACATAGCATTAATTGCTACTTGAAATCTACCATCACCATAGTCTACAGTTCCTAAAGTTCCTACAAGATCAACTATAACTCCCCATCCTGTCTGGTAAGGGTTAATTCTCATTACCCTTACAGAAGCATTATCATACCTTCCGGCATAAATATCTGTATCAGTAATAAGAACACTATCTATTGCACCTATGATATCCATTTGATCTGTAGTGCCAGTAGATGTAGATTTTATAGTACTAGGAGACATACTAATTGCAGGTACATAATCTACTCCTGAGTAGTTAATAGTAGTGTCCCAACTGGTAAATCCCATGATAGTACCATCTACTCTAGTTATTAGAACTAGAACAGCAATAGTAACTACAGGTCCGGCTATATATGCTAGAAGAGAACTGTTTATTGTTTTAGGCATTGTAATTCCTACGTCACTATTTCCATTATGTTAATACCAGACCAACTGAATATATCAAAATCATCCCAAGATATGTCAGGAGAATCTACATCAAATCTACAAGGAGTATCCCAATACCCTAACCACGAGAAAGTATGCCCCGTTTGAGAGGTATTAAATGTAACTATTCCAGTAGTGGTGTCTAGTGTGTAGTTTGTATTAGGCCATTCAGTACCAGAACCATCCCTATAAAGTTTTATAGGGACAGTCATATCTGGTTTACGTATAGGAACTATCTCTGCTGTAGAAGTCCCAGGCCGTCTGGTATGGATTAACTGCATAGTAGTTCCACTAGCATAAGTAGTTATAGGTTCCTTGACAGGAGTAGGTGGAGAAGTTGCATCAATATAGTCAGTAATAGAAGTATAGTATTCTCTATAGTTTCTAAACCTCCAACCATAAGTCTTTCCTTGTACCTGTTGGAAGAAGGCTTGAATTCCTGCCATTACTTTCTTACTTTTAGTATTGTATCCTAAATTGAATTTCCAAAATCCTCTACTCTGTTGCTGGAACCTAGTTTCTACTCTAGTCTGGTTAGTAACTACTACAGAGGTATATGACAATCCTCCTTTAGTACCATACGCAATATCTGGATTAAGTTGTATTTCCAGAAAGCCAGGAGTACTCATATATTACCTCTACTTTCTAAAGGGTACTGCGGCTATCTTAGCGAACTCTTGTTGAATTGTTGCTCTCGATCTTCGCATTGTTTGTGTATCTGGAGTATTTATAGTTATTTGATTATGCTGAATCATTTGCGCGGAACCCGCGCTTCTTCTGGAAGAGAATCCTGCACCCGGAATCATCACAGACCTAGAAAGTGCAGTAGTATTTACTGTGTCCCACACTCCGCCAGTTCCTACACTTCCACCATAATCAGGTAATGGGGCAACACTATAATCTACTCCAGTTCCTCCAGTACTACCTCCTCCACCAAACATTCCCCATGCTTGTAGTCCTAGATTAATTCCTGTAGAAATTAAACCTACACTTCCCTTACTTGCTCCTGTACTTCCACCAAAAGGATTCCCTGCTTGACGTTGAATGTACTGTAGTAATTGAGACTGTAAATACTCCATAGCCATTTTCTGTAAAGTGTTTTCAAAAGATTTCACTATAGAATCAAATGCTCTGTTAAAAGTATTAACTAAGGAGTTACCCATCTTGTCTATCTTATTCTGTGTACCGTCTATCATGTTCTGTAAATCTTTCAGACGTTGAATATATGGGTCATTACCAGAATTAGGATACTTCTGTTTGTACTGTGCTTCTGCTACTTGATACTCCATATACTGTTGTTTCTGTGATAACAGTGTTTGCTGTAGAGAACTTCTTACACTTTGATCTGGATTAAATGCAGCATTAAGTCCACCCATTACAGAAGATGCTAGTCCAGATTCTCCAGATTTAATCATATCGTACAGTTTTATTTGTTGTTGTATCTGATAGATTTGATCGTAAATCTGTCTCATAATTCCTACATCAGTTCCAGTAGGAAGACCTATAGTGTAGGAAATACCACCATCAGCAGAAACAGTTTGCTGTAACTGCATATATGATTGTAGCCATATCTGGAAAGGGTCACTAGACTTAATTGCATTAGCTTGTTTCAAGGAGTCTACAAGGGAAGTAGAAGCGTTGTTATAGGTATTGATTACTGCTTCTCTGTTTACATTACTTGCAATTTGTGCTTCTGCAAGAAATACATACTCGTCAGCAAGATCACCAATATCTTTATGTAGTTCCTTAATTGCTTTACGGTTTGTGTCTTCCCATTGAATTACTGCTTTCTGAGAAGGAGAATACATCATAACCATATTAGTCTGTAATTCCTTAATATGATTATTACTTTCTGTTACTGTCTCATTGAGAATCTTACGTTGAACTAAAGCATCTTTAGCCGCAATTTCTTGATCTCTTAATTCAGCTTCTGCAATAATTGCTCCTTCTCCTCCTCTCTTTAGTATTTCATAAGAGTAAGCTAATCCACCTAAATTCTGCTTTAACTCATTAATGTCTTTTATTGCTTTCTGTACTTCTGTTTCTTTCTCAGTAGTATCATTAGCAATAGGTACATTATATTTTTCTTGAAGAGAAAGTATACCTTTTGCAGATAACTTCTCTTTCTCTGCATCAATAGCATCAGCTTTTAAAGTATCCGACAAATCTTTCCATACTTTAGCGGAACCTTGTGCTACGGATTGAATTGCGGCTAGTTTAGCAGGATTTCCTAATGATGCTAATTGAAGGTTTAAATCTGCTAACTCTTCTTTTGCTTTCTTAGTTTCTCCAGATACAGTTAAATCTCTTACCTGTTTCAAGAAATCAGAACGTTGATCTTGACCTAATGAGTTAAATCCAGTAAGACCTTTAGAACCTCCACCTAACATCTCTATAGCTTTTTGTTCATTAGAAGACATACCACCAATAGTAAGTCTATCCTTACCTTGTTGTATAATCTTATCTAAGTAGTTCTGATGTTCCATAGCATCAGCAAGATCAGCTATACTTAGTAGATTTCCTTTCTTTCCAGAGAGAAGCGCAAGGCTTCCGCCTTTCTGGAAAAGGGATTCTACCTTAGTTCTTTCATGGTGTGCATCAAGTTCTTCCGATTTCTCTTTAAGGTTAATAATTAGATGTAGCGCATTAACCTCATGTGCATACCTTTTTTCTGCTTCTTTACGTGCCGCTTCTGCTTGTTTACGTGCTTTTTCTGCCGCTTTATCTGCTTCTATATAAGCATTAACCATGTCAAGTGTAAGACCTTTACCTGACATTAAAGCATTTACAGAATCACTGATATAAGAGTTAGTACTAGCAACTACATCTCCTAGAGGATTAGCACTATTTTCTCTACCATTATTAGGTATCCCATAAGAATCAGCAGTAGCAAATTTAGTTTCATGTAAAGTTCCTGAGTTAAGTTTATCTCTGTTTGTTTTTATTTGTAACTCTAAATCTGCTATCTCTTTTTGGAGAATACGTTTTTTAGCTACATTTACTGCATCGTCAGAGAAACGTAAACTTTTTAGTTCTATCTGCTTGTCTGATAGTTTCTGTGATGCTTCTAGAGTTTCTACAGTTATTAATCCACCAACACTGTGATTCTTAAACTTCTCTTTTTGTTCTGCAAATTCTCTATCTTTCTTTGCGGCATCATCTTGTGCTTTAGCCATTTTGTTATACATATCTATAACATTATAGCCTTCCCAACTTAGTGCAGTTAGTGCCGCAATTACAAGAAACACAGGTCCAGAACTTGCAGCAAATGCAGTCATAGCAGTTCCAACACTAGCTTCTGTAGCACCTGCCACACCTAAAGCAAGACTAGATTCTCCTGCTACAAGGGTAAGTCTAGGGAAGATAGAAGTAAGCATTTTTAAAGAAGCTATAGTTGCTTCTGGGATTGCTAAAGCAGTTCCTATTCCAGTAAATTTGTTTAGAAGAGAAAGTCCACCAATCACAGTAATTGCTTGTTGGATAGGTTCTGGAAGTTTCTGGAAATTCTCCATTAAACCTAGAACAAAGTTAGAGAAACGTAAGGTATATGGTTCCCATTTTTCAAACAAAGCAATAGCTTTTTCACCTACAGGAATAAAATCTGCTTCAATAGTCTGTACTAGAGACTTAACCTTTTGTGCAGAAGTTTCCATAACAGCATTAAACTTCTCGTCTACTTTTGTGTTTGCATTTGTTACACTCTGTAGTTGAGTATGTAATTCTGTCATTTCTTTAAGTGAATTTGCTAGAGTATTTGCTCCGACTCCTCCACGTAAAGCAGGAATAAGTTTTCCTATAAGTTCTGGATTTCCTCCAGTAGCACGCTGAATATCCGCTAGTACTCCTTGCAATCCTTTTTGAGTAAGACCTTGTGCAGTAAAATCTTTAGATAAAGGAACTCCTGTTATCTTTTCTAGTTCTCTAGCAAATTCTCTTGCACCTTTACTAGCATCACCTATATGATTAATAATACCTTTAATCTGTGTAGTTACTTCTGAGGCATTAAATCCATGAAGAGAAAGAGTAGATAGTGCAGAAAGAGTATCTTCAATCTTTAGATGATAGTTTGCCGCAATAGCTAGAGCAGGACCAACGTTATCAATAAGTTGCTGTATAGTAATAGAACCTCTTGATGCAGTAAGATCAAGCATTCCCATATACCTATCAGCGTCTTTAGCTTCTGCACCAAATATGTGCATAGTTGAAGCTAACGTTTTTGTTGTAGCTTCTACTTGTGTATTTGTAGCAACTGCTTCTTTATTAGCTACAGTAAGAATATGTGTAGCATCAGCATTACGATAATTAAAGTCTGTAATAAACCTATACCCTTGTGCTAGAGAGTCAAAAGAAGAACCTGTAGACTTTGATAAATCTAAGGTTACTTTCTTCATATTCTCAAACTCTTGTGAAGACATATAGGTATTATTAGCAATAGTCTGTAAGTCGTAATTAAACTTAGATGCCATTATTCCAGAAGCTACTTCAACTACTGCAATTCCTGCTGTTGTGTTTTGAATAGTAGAAGAGATATTTCCTGCAATAGCTTTACGTTTAGTTTGCGATGCCGCTTGTGCTTCTTCCTGGGAAAGAAGTTGAGCCTTAAATTCTGCTCCTGCTTCTCTATGTGCCGCCATAATTAAAGCATCAGCTTCTCTTGATGCAATAACTTCTGCGTCTCTTTCTGCTTTAAGTTCTGCTAAACGGGTATTTAGATAACGTTTCTCTTCTGCTTCATCTTCTGTGCGTTGTTGCTGTTCTAGTTGATAAAATCTTTGACTTGCTCTTATTTTCTCTTCATTAGAGTATAAATTAGAAGTATTAGTTATTACTCCAAAAGTGTTGGCAGATTCTACACTTCTCAATTCTGTTGCAGAAGCACCACCACGAATAGCTAAACCTCTGGTTAAGTTATTACGTATTTCTAATTCAGCTTTATATTGTGCGGTTTTCTTTCGTTCAATATCTGCATCAACTGCTGCCATACGAAGTGCAGAAGATCGCCATTCACTTTCAAAAGTATTGAAGGCGTTCATCCTCTGGGAAAGAAATGTAGAGTAATCTTCCGCAGATTTTTTACCAGTGCGATATTCAAATTCTGCTAGATTAGCTAACCCTCTTTCTGTATCTTCTGCACTAGATAATAACTTATTAAGACTTGTTGCAGAACCCGTAGCCGCTTTCTCAATAGCGTCACGCATATCTTCTGCATTTTGTGCAGTTTGTAAAAGTAATGACTCTACTTTATCAAGTCGTTTTTCTAATTGAGTGCTATCAGCAGATAGTACAGCTACCATTTGAGCAACTGTAAATGCTCCGGCTACTGCCATGGGAATTTCCTTTCCAGAGAAAAGAGAAATATAGATAAAAAAAAAAGACGATTAACTTCTTTGCTAATCGTCTTCTCCTCCATCCGTGAAATGCTTCTGTACTAAATTATCTGCTTTCTCACATACAAAAGCCCAACTAATCCAGTGTAACGGAACAGGTTCTAGTGGAGAAGCTCCGTCTAATATCCAAGGTTGTGTATTAAGTAACTTTGCCGCACGAATTAACTCATACTCTCTAGGCATAGTACCATTAATACCCTCAGATATAAGATATACAGCAATCTCCTCCGCTATTGCTTTGGGGGTTGTATTGCTTCATAGAATCTATTAGTTACTGCAAAAAGTAACTCAGGGTCTAAGTTAGCATCAAGCATACCTTGTTCTGTAGGAGGTACAGCTTTACCTCCATCAGTTAAATCCCATGAATGAAGAATCTTAGAGAGTTCTTTAATTCCTACTGTTAAGGTAAGTCCTGCCATTTCGGTTTGAGAATTTAGATCACGTAATTCTCGTTGAAGATTAGCATTCATTACATTCTTCTTATAGTAGACTTTAGTAAGAAAAGGAGTAGTTTCTTTCTTAATCCTACGAGTAATCTTACCCGTAGTTTCATCTTCATGGTCTTCTGTAACAAGTGTACCTGTTGCAGAGTCTATCTCAGTAGTATTAAGAAATACAGAAAAGGGACCAATAACGGTCTCCCTACGTTGACTCATATCACCCATAATAATTGACCTTTGTTTCCTTGTTTTTGATTTCATACAGATTACCTATAGTAGATAGAGATAGAGATAGAGAAACTAATTAAATTAATAACCAGAGAGGTAATTAGTTACTACTAGACTCATATCATTATTGGCAACATCTTCACCACAGTAGAAATCATAAGTTCCTGTAGCAAGTTCCTCAGTGTCGCCTTCATCTTCATTTTCTACATATGCGGCCCATGTGTAGATCACTTGACTATACACATTTCCTACACCACCAGCATTATATAGAATAGGTCCAGTTCCTACAAGTTGCATATAAATAAGAGAATCACTTTCTAGATTAGCAAGGAAGTAATCTGATTCAGAACCTAATGCAACTGTAATTTTTCCAGAACAATCTGGAACCTTCTCTACAACCCCTCCAATAGAATTGGTAGCATCATCTATGAATAATTCATACATGTACTTCCCTTTAACTCCCATATCAATAGCTTTTGCTGTAAGAAGTTTACCAGTAGCTAGATTAGCATAACTTATAGCGAAGTTAATCTTAAAGTCACTGATTGCACAAATTACAGGAGATATGATAGTAGGGTTAGCAGTCATGGTGATATTCTTAATAGGGTATGCACCAAAACCATTAAGGGTATAAGAAGCATCTGTAGGAGATACTTTAAGATCAAAGTCAGTCATTACTCCAAAAGCCATTTTGGAATTTGACCCTAAAGAATTACCCCATTCAAAAGAAAATGTCTGTGGAGTATTAAGAGTAGCATTAGCTTCTACATAAGAGTAAGTATATGCTCCTGTTGCAGGGTTTGTTGGAGAAACTGGACCAAATAATCCTGCACCTATGTAGGAAAGAAAAGAATAACCTAATTGACCGGAGATACTCCATTCCGACCAACGTTTACCCTTTTGCTGTCCTATAGCGTGACGATGCCCTTCTGCCTCTACTCGTTTCTTATTAGGTGTACGCTTGTTCTTAAACGTACCATTCTTCATAAGTTTATTTGCAGGTATTAATGTTCCTGCTGTAGATTCTGGGGCAAATTGAAAACCCCTTAACTTTGCGCCTCTTAGCATTTAGAGGAAAACCTTTCCCTCTTCCTTTCTCTGGAAGAGAATCTATCCTTATCCCAGGAAGGTTGCAGTTGCAGAAGGTGAAGAAAGTAGACCTTCTAAATAAGGTGGTGCAACAGTGATATTATCGTATACAGCAGTTACATAGTAAGTATAGATATTTCCTCCGCTTTCAATAGCAGGGTATCCCATATTCTTATCTACAAAAGCGTTAGTTCCAAAAGCAACTTCTGCATAAGGAGCAAGGGCAGAGACTCTTTTAGGTACTCCATTTCCTCCAGCTAGAGACGCATTAGAGACACGGTACACTAAATAGCCTGTAGGATTAGTAGTTTGCCCAGAAGGAGGAGTCCATCCTACTGTTATACTTCCAGGGTTTCCATTAACTCCTGCATTATATGTAGCAGTTATAGATGTAGGTTGTGGAACATTAGTAACAAGTGGTCCAGGAGTTCCAGATAACGACAGAGTAGTCATAAATCCAGAACATACATTGTTAAGAGTAAATCCTGCACTTACAGGGCTACCAGTATTAGGTGTATCAAATGTAGCAAATTCAGATGCTTGCATTGAACCACCTGCACTCCATGTCTGTGAGTTTGATAGAGTAAATCCACCTCCAGCAGTAGGAGTTATTGTGGCATTCCCTACAGCTACAATGTATGAGACAATAGTAGTAGTTGGAGACTGAGTTACTACATTACCTACAGGAGTTAGTGTATTATTGAATGTAGTAGCAACTACTGCATCTACTGTAGGAATATACGTATTACCTGTAATATAGAACGAATCCATTATCACATTAAGGATAGCTTGTGCAACAGCAACAGTTACAGTAGTAGTTAGTGCAGTTTTTACTGCCGCTACAGGTGCAGTCCATATCTCATAACCTGTATTTGTCCTATCACGTAGAGTCCATGTTAGTCCAGCAGATATTACACTTACTACTGTAGTGTTACCACAGTAGATATAAAGTACTGCTAACCTGTTAATTGCCGCTGTTGTAAGAGTTACTGCTATAGTAGTTACAGTACTACCTGAATATGCAGTTTTATTTGTTCCATCTTTTAGGACGGTTCCTGCCATTTAATCGGAAACCTTTCTTTCCCTGGAAGGGAAATTCCTATCCCAGGAAAGTTGTAGGAGAACTTCCTGTTGATAAAGTACTTTCTGAAATTGGATTAGTAGTAGCATCTACTGTAGATATATAGTAAGTGTAAATATTATCACCATTATCAGTTGCAGGATATGCGCATGATCTATCTATTACAGTGTTTGTTCCCCATGGGATGTAGGAGAACGTAGATGGAGGTTGTACGCCTATAAGAGAAGGTACGCCATTCTTCTTTAAAAGAGTTTCATTAGAAGACCGATATAGTTTAAATCCAGAACCTACGAAACCATTACCAGGGTTAGGCCAGGAGATAGATATATACCCAGGATTACCATTAATGCCTGAAATATATGTAGCAGTTACACTATTAGGAGGAGCAAGTACAGGAGGCATGAAAGTAAATGACACGCAGATTAAAGAACCTGCTGTAGCACTTACAGAAGTACTAAAAGGTACAGATACAGCAGTTCCTCCAGTAGAAGTATCTACATTCTTTATCTCACTACCTATAAATGATTGACCAAAGTTCCATGACACTGTACCATTAAGTGTAAATCCTGTTCCTGCACTTAAACTACCAGCAGAACCTAGACTTCCATAGCAATACCCAACTACAGAAGTATTATCAACTATTGTAGTTATAGTACCTGTAGGATTATTAATTGCAGAAGACCATGTACTAGAGTGTATATTATCAAATATAGGAATCATTAGACTTCCAGATGTATAGAAAGTATCTAATATTAGACCTAAATTTGTAGTAGCTAATGTAGTAGTTACTGTAACTGTAGTACTTGTTTGTTGAGCAGATAGGTTACAAGTCCATAATTCGTAATTACCTGATTGATCTGTATTTCTTTTTACCCATGTTCCACCTCCTGTAATAGAAGCTATGGTACTTGTAGTACCACTATTAGTTTCTATATATAGGACAGCAATTCTGTTAGGACCATTAGTAGTAAGATTTACATTAAAAGTAGTAGTAGAAGATACTACATAACCGGAGTGTACATTAGTATCTAAAAGGAGAGTTGCTGACATGTAGATTACTCTACTTTCTTATTCTACCCTATACTGTATATAGTAAGTACCACCTAAGTGACAGTAATTAACTCCATCAATATTACTAGGGTATATTGCAGGGCCATTTCGTAACATACACATTACAGTCATAGTATCTGTAGTTACTGGGTCAACATAAATATCCTGAGACTTACATCGTCCGGCATTGGTATCAAATATGTTCTGCCAATCAAATACAGAATCTATTGCATTAGCGGCTAATTCAAGTTTTGAATAATCACTACCTTCACAAACTGCTCTTATTTCATATACACCTTCTGAAAATAGTTTATATCCAAAAGCCCCTCTGGTATCCTCAGAGTGTATTTGCTCAAATATTGCACTTACATTTTCTAATCTAACTCCTACAGGAATTGATTCTCTAAAGAAGTTAGACCCATTAGGTGCAAGAACTGTACTCCAATAAGGAGTAGAAAGTAATTGACTATATATGTACCTAGCAAGTGTAGTTACTTCATTACCATGAATCATAATATAATCAATCCTCTAATTCTTTAGTGCTAAATAGATTTCTTTGTGCAGATACACATAAGCCATTTAGAGAATCTCGTATCTCTTCTGTAAGTCTTCCACGATTCATGTAGATTGCTTTTTCCAGAAACCGCTTACCTTCTCTGGAAGAGAATTCCGCAAATATTCCATGTCGCGCCCCAACTACTACAATAGCTTCATCTGGATTTTCTGTGGTTACTTTTTCAAAAGACTGATAACGACTCTTAGAGTAGTTACTAATGTATCTTCCTTTAGGAGTTTTTCCTACAGCAACAGCACTATTAAATTGATCTGTAGAAGATGCTAATGATGCTTCATATCCAGAGAAATTAGCAGTAGAAACGTAAATGCTTTCCCGAAGATAGGTTGTGTCTTTAGGTGCAAGTTCTGCGGCATCAGCGGCTACTTGTAAAGCAGTATTGAAAGTAGCACTTCTAATAGCCGCTCTGACATTAGTACGTATCTTCTGAATAGCTTTTAGGTTAAGTCTATTTCTTGTATCTGCCACTAGATTATCTCCTTACATTACTTCTATAAGAAGAATAACATCAATTTCATCTGTTTCAGTGTCTACAGAAACTACTCTAAACCTCATTAACTCTCCATTAGGTGAACCTGCATTAGTTTCTATCTTATCTCTAAGTTTAGGAGTAATTCCGTTAGTAACTAAATCATCAAGTGAGAGATAGATAAATCTCTGTAGTTTTGCTACATCAATACTTGCTTTAGTTCTTTCGGTAAGTATATCATTTGTGATTTCATCTACCCTACATGACATTACTATTGCAGAATCATAAACTTCCTGCACATCTCCTGTAGTGTGCATTAGAGGATTAGATAGAGTTTGTGCTGTTTGAAAACGGTAGTAATTACAGGTATCGGTTAAAGTAGAATTAGATAGGGCGCGTACATTATTAAGTACACCTAGGGAGTACATCGCGATCTTCTCCTAGTTAAGTATTGATCTATAGAATACACAGTTCCTCCACCTACTCCAATTTGCCAACCAATATTACCATTAGACAGAGGATGATTATTTCCTAAAGGTAAACCTTCTACAGTTCTAGTCATAATCATATCACCCGGACGGTCATTATTAATGGCAAGCTGTATTTCAGTAGAAATTGTTTGAAGATAATCAATACCCTGGTCCCACCATATATCTTCTATAGATGTTCTACGTTTAGGATCACGATCTGAGTACTCTACTGTAGTAGTTCCTTTTTTGAACAGAGTAATGTTACCTGCTGATGCAGTTCCTCCAATAGTAGGACGAAGACGAGAAGCAAGTAAGTATAGCATACCAGTATCAAATCTAAGTTGATAATCTGCATTAAACTGATAGTATGTAGGAAGTGTATCTCCTGTAAGAGTAAATAGCCACTGATAGATAGTAGTAAATTCTAAGTCAATTAAGATATCAGGTAACTGTACTTTATTTACCCCTAATTTAGTTCTTAATAGAGGGTAAATATCCTGCCATGTAATCCAGAAATTAACAGTACTGTATAGAGTTTCAGACCCTACAAGAAACTGGAATATAGCCTGATGTAATCCCCCCATAGTAGGAGTATATCTTGCAGTAAAATTATGAGGATTAGAAGACACTGCTACATCAGGAGATACAACAGGTACTACAGTTTTCTGACTACCATCAGGTGCAAAGACTATTGTATTAGGATTAGTTAGTATATAATTTACACCTAAATCAACAGATTCTTTTATTAGTTGGATAGTTCCGGCTTGCATAACGGGTTGTATCTCCTGAGAAAGAATTTACACTAACAGTAGAGGAAGATTTGTTGCATCAAGTTTAGGTGCTTCTTTTAGGATATTACCATCTGCATCAATAACATCGCCTTTTGCGTTTAGTAGATCAATCTTAATATTTGCACCTTGCTTTTGAATTACTGCAAATCTCCCACCAGGAACAGGTGCTTCATCATATAAAGGTCGTCCAGTTTCTTCATCTACAGAACCGCTATGAGGTACGTCGTAATCCTCTTCCCGGTCGTATAAATCCCTAACTACTATAGCTTGTTTTACTGGCTTATTAGCTGTAGAAACTTTAACCTTCTTACCTCTACCTAGAAGTTCTGCATTAGACTTTGTTTGTGTACTTTGAATTGATTCTGACATTGTTTTTGATATTTCCTTAGCTTCTTAACTTAATTTAGTTTTGTGTGTGGAATCCTTCTCTCTCTTCCCTGCTTGCCTTATTTTCCCTGGAAAGGAAATGGTATACAGAATGAGAGGATTGCTGTAATTACTATCAGAAGAAAGTAGTAGTATCAGGAATTACATAGGTAGATGCCCCGACATAACCAATAGCGGCTAAGTTTCTACCCCAAACTCCAATACCGTATTCTTGTTCCCAACCTGTAGCCCTTAGAGGATGTTCTTCATCCTCATAAATTAGAACAAGATCGCCAGCATCAGGAACTTCCTCACCGCCATTGGGGTCTGTACCCCTTACTCGAAATGCAAGTGGTTTACCTTGTGCAGTAGCGGCGATAAAGCATAGGAAATAATTCGCAGGCCAAAATGGTTTTACCCATACCGCCGCACCCCTAAACCAACCGATTTGTCGATTGTTAATATTTACAGGGTCAAGTACTCCTTCGCCATACTCCTGATTAGCTGATTTCTGTGTTGTAGAATATACAAGTTCCTTGAATGAAGGGAGTGCAGAAACTGCATCAGCATCAGCGTAGTTAATCCACATCACAGGAACTCCGTTATTGACATGTTGTACTACAGTATCAACAAGTGCAACTAACCAGGAGTTTGTAAGAACTACACTAGCAAGGTAGTGAGTGTGCGTGGAACCGTTGAAAGTTTCTCCATTCGGACCTGGAGGAATTACCTGCCCATCAGCATTAAGCAACGCTTTCACTGGAAGAGAAAACTGGTTATCAACGTGATCGACAAGATAGTCGGAGAAAATATAATTAACTCCTCCCATAAGTGCTGTCTTGATGTTACCAATAACTCCTGTGGCAGAAGCAGTTACAACTGCTGTAACTTGTGCGGCAATCTCAGAAACCTTCATGTTCTTACGAGCAGTAGCAGTCCACTGTGTTGCGATTTCATATTTTTCCATAGGAAATCCAACATAAGAACCTACCAGCATTTTCTGCGCATTACCACGACCGAATTCATCGGTACGTTGCATACGGAACCGCTTGCCACCTCCGTACTTACGAAGACGACCTGTAGTTCTTTCACAAAATTGAGAAACAAGTTCCTTCTGTTGTGCATTAAAAGCATTAAGTAGAGAAGCTATACCATCCCATACATGCTTCTGCCCATCAGGACCAAGTTGTGCAATAGTTTGATTATTTGCAACTAACGATTCGAAGGAAGTATTTGTACCAAAAAGAGGTAAAGGCATCCTTTTTGATTGACCTTTCTTAAGAAATTAAACATTAAAGTAGAGAGGAGATAATAGAAACTACAATATAGATAGCAGTTAATTATTACCTTACGTGAAATACCCAAAGACGTTGAGAATCTATTGCTCTAGCAACAGGAAATTGAACACCAACAGCTAAAGTACGTGCAGTATCTAATGCTCCTGGTACTGTTCCAGAGAGATAGTAGTCTGCCCCAGGTGTAAGATTTCCATCAGAGTACATCATAATTACACCATGATAGAGAGTTACAGGTTCTCCTCTATTGTATTTCTTCATAGTCATACCGAACACACGGGATTGCGCTTGTTCCGCACCTGATGCCCCTATAGGTAGCCCCATAGTAGTATGTACCATAGATAAGGTAACAGGGTATTGTGAAGTTAAATCAACAAGTGAAGGTTGTACTTCAATGAGATCAAGTGGAGTTCCTGCAAGTCCACTAGCGGCAGTAAACACAAAGTTAGGGAATGTCGAAGTAACTAAGATATTTCCTGCACCAACTGTAGAAAGGGCTTGAATAGCCGTCTGTACTGTACCAGCAGAAGCATTGTATGCAAGAAGTGCAGTGTATACTCCCTTATAGCCAAGTACATATCCTCCGGCAGATACATTAGAAGTATTCTGTGATGCACCCATAGTTTGTACATCATTGACAGCGGCAGTTGTGCCGGTCTGATCCTCCAATGCTGGCATAACTTCTCCAGAAGAATTTACATAACATAAATCTCCTGAATCGAGTTTCTGTCCTGCTCCTCCTGTACGATATGCAGGTGTAGCAACATCACCAATAGGACCAATCATACTTCCTGAATCTGGAAGTACTGTAGCTAGCGATACGCCTGTTGCACTTTTAACAACTGTAGACATTAAACATTATCCTCTCGTAGAAATAACACAAAGTTAGTTAAATCCAACACTCTTTAGAATACCTCCTGCAATTTTGTTAGCAGTATCTTGTTGTAACTTAGCAGAAGATTTTACATCTTTATTACCTGGGTCTGTATCTCCAGGTTTAGGTTTTACAGTAGGTAAAGTCTTTGCTAAATCCTTAGCATCTTTTTCCCATTCTTCTGGTGTAGAACCTAATAGTCTGGAATGGAAACCATCAGGAAGACCTAAGCGAGAAGCAATTCTAATTTTCTGTGCTTCTTCGTTACTCTTTAAAGCCGCTTCGTTTGCTATTCGTAATTTCTTATTATCTTCTTCAAGTTGTTCAAGACGAAGTGCAGTTTCTGCGTCTTTATCGCCTTTAGTCTTAGCTTCTGCAAGTTTCCTATCTCGTTCTGCTTTCTTATCTGCATCTTCCTTATCCTTAATAGCTTGTGCAGAAGATTTAGTAGTAGCTTCTGTAACAGAATCAGCTATCATCTTCTTAATAGCTTCTTGTTGTTCTGTAGGAAGTGTAGCTATATCAAAAGGCTTAGTTTCTGCCGCTTTCTTATCTGCTTCTTCTTTTTCTTTAGCTATCTCTTCTGCTGTTTTTTCTACTATTCCACCTTTACCATCATCAACTGCAAAAAATACAGGAGCCTCAAATCTCTGGAAAGGAGAGAAACTATTAGCAAATTGCAAAGGGAATGTTTTCATTGTTTGTTGGTTTCCTTAGAAGTTAAAGTTGTGTGTTATCCTTGTTTTCGTGCTGTTTTTTGAGTTGCTTTAGTTGGCTTTTGTCCGGTATTAGGGGCATTAGGTCTTATTCCTCCAGGGGATTTAGAGGGACCACCATTATTTCCTTCAGGGTTAGGAACTGTAGAACCTGGACCTGTAGGGATTAAAGCATCAGGAGGAACTATTACAATGTTATTAGATATACCCTTAATTTGATCTTCTCCCCATCCATTGATTCGTAGAAAATCAACTAAAGGTAATCCACATTGAAGTGCAATTTGTGCGGCTTGCCAGAAGGAGAAATCAGACATAGCCTCTGTAAGTGGGTCACGGTCGCCAGCATCAGTATATACACAAGTAAGCATAGCTTCTTCATCAAGTTCTGCATCTTGATAAATATTAGCTAATTCTATACACCTATGTACATACTCTACCCAGGAAGGAGCCATTCGTTTCTGTCTAGATTTTGTACGCCCACGAATTGGACTTTCTAGTTTATATGCAGCTTCTCCACTAGGCCAATTACCAGTAATAACATGGTTAGGGGTTCCAGTAACTCTACATAGAGAACCTACTTTAGCATTATAGAGTTTTATTAGTTCATCTATAGAACCTGCTTGTAAGGTTCCCCATGCCGCATCTTTTTCTGGAGAATGATAATGTACTCCCGGACCTGTTCTAGGTTGTACAGTAACTCCATTAATTTGCTTTAGTTTGTAGCCTTTAGACCATGTACGCTGATAACCGTTCATTCTACCTGCGGCACTCATATCATACTGTACATCATTTACTTGATCTTGACCACCTACAATTCCTCCATCGAAAATTGAGGTACCATAATTATCATCATCGCCAGGATTAGAGAAATGAACAAAAGGAATATGTAATGGTATGTCCGGTTGGTCAACATATGGAATTCCTATAGGGCTAGAGTTTTGCTGTATTCCAGGGAGAGCAGTAGTAGAAGTTAATCCTAAGATAGACATATCACTTAGGGAAATATATGGTTGCCAGGTATTTGTAGAACCTATAGCAATATACCGTTCCATAAATCCTTCGTAGTAAATAGTACGTCGTCTACCTATAAGAGTATTCCACTCCTTTACTGCATAAAGTATACCACCAGAGGTATCATATCCAATAAATACACCAGAAAATCCGTCCCACCATTTTTCTCTGGAAGGAAGAATCCTATTTAAATCAGGGTCATAATAAGGCATTAAGCAGAAATTACCGTCCCGTAAAGTATGACGATGGGTTCGTTCCTGTAAATCCTCAAAACGATGCCTCTGTAGGAAATCATCTAACCATTCTTGTACTGTATCATCTTCGCAGGTAACACGATCTACTTCTAATCTCGAAGTATGTTCTGATAGAATTTCTCCACAAATATTATCGCAGTAATCGTTACCTAATACACCTTCCAACATTTTCTGTTGTTCTATAGTAAGAGTAGAGTCTTGCTTCCCTTTAGCATAGTTTCTAAACTTAGTGATATGTTCAAAGGAAGAGAAAGCATCTCTACGATCTATTTGTATTTGAAGGTGTATATCAGCGACTCCCTCTCGTAGTTTTTTGAGGGACTTTTCTTGGTAGTCCTTTACCATACCTGTAGAAGCTAGGATTCCCCGTCGCGTTGGAGACGATCTGGTTGATACTGATTTTATTTTTACCGTAGCCATTTATATCTCCAATAATTGTAGGAGGAGAACCTGAATTTGTTGTACCTGCTCTACTACTATAGTAATCTTCATAAGTATTTCCTTCTGCTTGTTGAGCAAGATACTCATTCATCATAGTATCAAAATCATTCTCTTCATTAAATACTATGTTTGATGTAGGAAGTAGATTATCAAGTAAGTCAGAATCCTTACCTCTTCCTAAAGTATCAAAATCTTCTCCAGCAGGAATATCTCCATCTAAGACTAATTCAGAAAATCCGTCTGAAGAGGCATCAACTTGGTCGTCAATTAATTGGTTAGGAAATTTCTTATGTTCTGCATACCATTCTGGAACCCAGGAAATATAGTCGCCTTTTTCATTTTTCTCAAACATATTTCCAGAGAAAACTACTTTAACAAGTCCAGCATTACAGTAGGAACCCCACGGGTCAGCACGAACTGTCTTATCTCCTCTATTAAATGCTTGAATGACAGAAACTGTAAATCCTGCAAATAACATTTGAAAAGAAGTTGCTTGATCTTTACCAGCATCAGAAGGATTTTGAGGTACACAAACTACATACTCAATACGACGATAACGTAAACGATCATTAAGACAAGTTCGTTTCATTCTCTTATTACGTTCGTGAGTTTCTGCTTTGAATCTCTCTACGTGTAGAATATATATTATCTTATCTTCACCTAATCCCATTAGAACACCAACAGTATAGTCACCATCCTCAGAAGATGCAGTATCCCATGCACGAGTCAATTTGACAAGTTTAACTAAAACTGTAGGAATTATCTTAATCCTATCAGTCTTAAACATGTTACCGTCTTCTGATGAAGGTTTACCTTGAAATTGTGAACGCCATATCGCAACACTTTTCTTTTGTTCTCTGTAGTAATTAGGTTGCGCCGCTTTCCTGGGAGAAAGATATACACCAATCTTACGATTTAAAGGGTCTTTTCCTCCAACTTCTATAGATTCATCACCGTCCCATTCTGCTCTGTAGGAAATTAACTCCCATTTACCCCCTTCTGCTTGAAGTCCTTCATTCTTAATAAGAAATCCAGTAATGTCATCTTCCCAATATCTATGGAACATAACAATTACATTAGTATTATCATCAATACGAGTACGGGCCGCTGATTCCCAAAACATCTGTACTGATTTATTTACAGCAGGAGATAATGCTTCTTGTGGGGAAGCGTATGGGTCGTCAATTAAAAGGTGATCTGCTCCTTGTCCAACAAATCCAGTAAGCAAACCTAAAGCCATTAAAGAGGATTGACCATCACGATAACGAATACGAGCTGCTGTAGAAAATTTCTTATCAGAAGGACGAAGAGGTAATCTGCAGTTTCTACTAGGGAATAACTCCTGGTATTCAGAAGTTTGCATAATCTGCTTATTAATAGATGTAAAAGTTGTGGCATGTTCGATATTATAACATGCAAGTTTTACCCTTGTGATAGGATTATCACCAATAAGATATGCAGGTAGTCTCTGAGATACAATAACACTCCCACCATGTTGAGGAGGTTTATGTATAAGAATTCTTTGTCCCTTCTCATAAGTCAAACGTTCTAATCTATTACATAGATGTACTTGCCACGGTTCAAGAATAAACTTTGATGTTTTTTCTACGAAATCATAAAGAGGTAATACATCTACAGTTTTAGGTGCAGATTCTCGATCTTCTAAAACAGTGTCAGGAGTTAGTTGTGCAGTTAATTCTTCTAATGCTAACTCAAACATTGACTTAGTGGTTTCGTTTACTGTCTTACCATTACGACCTACATTTGCTAACATAGTTTATACTCTAAGATAAGGGAGTAGAGAACCCTATCCCTCTCAAAACAGAAATTACTACTCCCTCACTTAGTAGAAAAGGTAAGGAAACAAACCAAAGGAACCCTTTTCTACATCTTCTCTGGAAGAGAAATGGTAGATACTATCTTAAACGTAGAAAATAGTTCCAACAATATCTGCTGCAACTACTACTGTAGCATCTGTATCTGCCGAACCCTTAGATAGTGCAAATCCTAGACCATTCTTGAATATAACAGCTTCTTGTGTGCTTGTTAGAGGAAATGGTATAGGAGTAGTTGTAGATGCAGGAATTGCAATAGTCAATATTGGTACATCAGTACCACAAACAGGAGCAGTAGCCTTATCATACAAATGTAGATATACTACATAAGCGGCATTGTTTACTAATTGATACCCACGAAGATAGGAAAGGTTAGGTGCAATTAGTGTATTATTTACACTACCTGCCGCAATAACCTTATATGCAGATACCACTTTTTGTCCACTAACTGCCATTATTTTTGTCTTCTTTCTTATCTTCTACAGGAGGTGTAGGTTCTGTAGTAGAAGTAGATTCTGATGTAGTTGATGTATTTGTAGTAGTAATTACAGGTGCAGGAGTAGATTCTGATGTAGGAGTGGAAGTAGGAGTAGAGTTAGAAGTTATTGGATTTTCATTTTCATCTAAATCAACTTCGCCTTCTTCGTTATCTTTACTATCTTCATCTTCTTCATTATCTGTAGATTCTTCTTCTGTAGATTCAGCAATAGGACTACTAGAACTTACAGTGTCTACAAAGATTTGTTTTGGAGGAAGTTCAGAACCTACATTAGGACCGACTTCATCATGCCCCCCAACAGTAGGGTATGATGTAGGAATTTGATTAGCAGAGAGATTTCCTTGACCTTGTGAAGGAGTTGCATTTTCCTGGGAAGAAGATGGACTAGGAATCCTAATACAGGAAATAGAGTATTGTGCTTGTCCAATTCCTCCATGTCCTGCTAAATTTACTATAACAAATCCAGTACTGTCTTCCTTCTCTTCTTCACGCTTGATTAAGTATAGAAGATCATATTTTGCATAATCGAAAATATCTGCATGTTCTGCACGATGTTGGTCAAGATCACGGGCTTCGCCGTAGAAGGTAATACCTGTATCTTTTAGATTATCGAGCCAATCTTTAACTTCTTCAATACTACCGCTTTTTGCTTCTGTAAAACTCATATAGTTACTGTCTCCATCCTTATGTTCTATCTTTATTTTCTATTCGTCCATTATATCTGATTCGCTATCAGAATACATAGCGTCTTTTTCTTCTTCACGAACTGTTCCTGTAGTTAATTTACCCAATTTCCTAGTCATATCAGTTAAGAACAGAGTTTGCCAGGAAAGATCAAGTCGTTTCACTACAGCAGTTGAAGTAGGGTTAGAATCTACAAATTCTTTAAGAGTTTGCTGTAATGCTAAAGGTGCATTTGCTTTATCTATAAAAATATACCTAGATTCTAGGTCTTTCATAAGTTTAGCAATTAGATCACGAGCAATAGTAGCCATAGCAGAAACTAGAGTAAGTACTTGATTAGCACCTAAAGTAAGTTTGAGTTGAGTTTCTCTTTTAGCTTCTGACTCTGATAACTTACGTCTAGCTTCTTTAGCTTCTTCTAACTCTTTCCATCCTGCTTTTTCAGATTTACCTTTTTGGTAAACTTCTATTAATTCGTACAATAATTCATTAATAGATTGTGAAGAAGACTTTTTACTTAGTTTCTCGTTAATAGTCTGTAGGAGATTATCAATACGTCTAGCGGCAGTAGAATTTAATCCTAATTCCAAGTCACGTTTTAAACTAGCAATTCTTACATCACTTAGTTTTATTTCATGTCTCAAAGAAAGAAGATCAGGGTCATTTTCTGCGGCTAACATATCTACACGAAGGTGTCTAGGGAGAGATTCTGCTGTTCGTAAATGTTTAGCATGGGGGTGCATTAGTCCAGAACGTGCATTTCCTCCATGTCTAGCACATCTACCATTCATCATAGTAATATGTGACTGACAACGAACTCTACCTATATGGCCTTCTGGATAATTTTCACTTTCTTTAGAACGTTTAGCGAAACAAATAGGAACTCCATTATTGTTATATGCAAATATTCTCTTACCTTCAGGAGTATGAGCAATAACTTTATCTCTTAACTGTCTTTCTTCGTCATAGATATGAAGTTTTCTTTCTCTTCCGCCGCGTCTCTTACCTGCTTTTGGATTACCTATAATTCCTCCCTGAGAACCTATTCTTACTTCTTTAGATAATATTGCTATAGGTCCAGCAATACCTTTAGAAGTTCCATAAGGTACTAAGAATTGATTGGTTATTTCTGGAGAATTTACATTAGGTTTCTTATGAACAAATCTAGGTTTCGGTTCCGAAACGGGTTCCAATTTCTCTGGAAGAGAATTTCCTATAGATGTAGATTTAACTGCTGTTTTCTTAGAGGGAACAGTTTCTACAGATACAGTAGATTCTTCTTTTCGTTTTACTTTTACTTTGCATGTTGCTGACATAGCTTATATTGTTTCCTTTTCTATGTCGGTTCAATTTAATTAAATTCCTACTGTTAGTCCACTAAGCCACCCGGAAGTTAATCCACCTATAGAATCTGTAGGTGTTGGTGGTGGAGGAGAAGAACCTTGAGTAATTAGAGCCATTTGATCGAAACAAGGGTCTAATGCTTGATCTAGTCCTGCTATCATAATAATAATTTCCTACGGTTATGGTTGATTATGGTATTGCAGGGAAAGGATTCTGAATAAGTGTAGTACTTCTACCAGTTTGTATCTTATTAGAATCATAGGACACTGTAGCAACTGCAACAATGTTACCAGCGATCTTAGGCATACCTACCATATAGTAAGTCACTGTTAAAGATGCAGAAGCTACAGGAGGACCAGATGCAGTATCTCCACCAGCCGCTAAAGATGCCATAAGCGTATTTAACTGTTTACGAGTTAGGGCTAAGGTATTACCATCTGTAGTTCCTGTAGTAGGAACATTCAAGACTACTTGATTTTCTGCAATATAGTCAGCCAGTGCTTTGCCCACCGAACCTGCCGTAGTAAGTGCAGAAGTTAAAGCATCCCATATGGCTTGAATAGTAGTAGGAGTAAGAGTAGTTCTTCCAGAAGAGTCCAGTGAGAAGTCTCCTTCTCCATCTCCATACTGCCATTCTCTTTCTTGATCGGGAGGAGCCGCTAAAGAGTTATTTACTAATATAGTATATTTGTTACCTACAGTAAATCCAGTAAGGGTAGACTGAATAACAGTCCATATTCCTGTGTTAAATGTAGCATTGTTAGCAGTACGATGGGTTAAAGCAAGTGTAGGAGTTGTACAAGCAGTAGACTTAAAGGTATTATCATTGAAGTCATATGTCTTAAATGTACCATCTGTTTGTAACTCCAAGATTCTACAAACTGTAGTACCTGTAGTTACTTTTGCACCTGCTGTATCTTTTAAGGAGACTTTAATATCTAAAGCTACTCCTCTTTGACGAATATCTATACCTTTGTTTGTAGCCATAGTTTATTTATTACAGTCTTCCTCCGTACATAATACCCGATCTACCTACAAAAGGCGCAAGTATTTGTCTAAGTGCTTGTGCTACTAATCCCCCTAGAATCTTATGATAATCTTTTGTAGGATGAATTTCATCATAACTTCCTTGTAATCCTACATATGAGCCAGCAGTAAGATTTTCATTACCTAAAGAAGCTAATCCTAGAGTTCCTAAATCAAGAAGAAACACCTTTGAGCCAGCGGCGGCAACAACAGCTGTAATTTCTGTACGATACACTCCTGAGAAGGGGACCATACAGATAATAATTGCATTAGGAGCCGCTGTTCTAATTCCTGTAACTACTGTAGAATAAGCTGTTTGAAAGTTACCACTAGATTGGGGGCCACCTGATATAGAAGTACCATCGTTATGACCTTCTTCTATAATAACTAAGTCAGGTTGTGTAACAAATACACCACCCGATATGCGAGATTTCTTTGTACCTGATATGGCAAAATAAGCATCATAAGTAGTAGTTAGAGGAGGAACAGAGTTAATTGTAGGATATACTCCTTGCCCAGAGAAAGCTATAGGGGCATAGTAGTAATTTAACAACTTCATTGCTATATGTAGGAATGTCTGTGTAGCATCTTGAGCAAATACATATGAAGATACTGCTGTTGTAGGATTTGCAGTTTGACCTTCTCCAATAGAGTCACAGTATGACATTGCTAGAAGTGTAGGAACTGAAGAAGGTGCGGATACAGAACTCCCGGATTCCAACTCTATTCCCTGGATACCAATTACTGTACCTGTATATCTTACATCAGCAGTAGCAGTACCGGGATTTTTGAGAATAACCTTTAAATCATTTGAACCATAAGGCATCCCTACAATAGCAAGTACAGAAGTTCCATTAATAGTAGAAGTCACAAATGAAGCGGCATTATAGTCAGTATCGTAAGATGCTTTCCATTGTACATCAAAGGTAGTAGCTGGAGATGCTCCGTCTAAGGTAATATATGCATATTGTGAGTCTGTAATAGTTACATCAAAAGCATTACCTGGATTAGCAGATTGTATTCTGTTAGGAGAAGAAACTGTATCTTCAAACCAACCTAAATGAGTACGTTTAATTGCGGCATTAGATACATTTATTACGTTACCTGTAGTCACTGCTTGGATAGAACCAGCTTGTAGAGAAGCTACATACCATGTACCAGTACCAGCTTGAATACGTGTAGAAACACCATAATACCCTGCGGCAGTTAAGGGAGAAGTAGAATCAGAATAAGTACAACAAGGAGCAACTTTATACTGCCATGTAGAGTCTGACTGTAGATACTTACCTGTAATCATATCTCTTACAAAGGCTTTTAATACAGTAGTTGTAGTTCCTTCTGCACTAAAATACACTTCGTAACCATTATTAACTACAATTAAGTTTGCTCCTGCCGCTTGAGCCTTAGCACTACCTGCAACTCCTGCAAGTCTCTTAAAAATATTTGCTCCACCAGCATCAATACCAAAGTGGAAGAAGTATTGGTCACCAGAACCATCCTGAGTAGTAGATCGTAGGCATATTTCCATAGCAGAAGTTCCACTAGGGGAACCTGTAAGGAAGAACACTGCTCTTACTCCAATTTGCCCACTAATAGAATCTACCACATGGGACATTCCATACTTACCGGCGGCAGAGACAGTGGAGTTTCTAGTAGTGTAAATTCTACCAGCAACATTAGGAGTTTCAGGAGGACCATTAGCTACTACTGCATAGTCTACAGCCCAATCAAATGTAGCACTAGCGACTCCACCTGGAAACAATTCTTGTGAAAGTTTAGCCATTAATTTCTGCGGTTCCGCGCCTCCTTTCTCTGGAAAAGAATTTCCTTATAAACTATAGGTACAAGTTAATTAATAATTAGCTATGATGGTTGGAGAACCTGTAGTTCCTGTTGCCCACACCTGAGAGACATGATATGGAAGAATAATAAATCCACCAGATAGAGGAATATTAATTGGGCCTCCCGCATTAAGAGTACCGGCAGGGTCATCGTCTGCACAAACTACACAAATCTGAGTACCACCATAAATTGTAAGACAACGTGCTATAGCCGCAGTAGTTACACCGGAAATAGGGTCTGTTAGTGTTAGATTCGTAGAATCTGCGGGAGTCACTAAACGAGAACGACGAATTCCAGTAATTGATTGTTGAAGGGCGGCAGCGGCATTAGGAGTTACAGGGACATTCCCATCCTCCCAGGGAAGGTGTGTTGCTGAAATATTTCTTCCAGTAAGAGAGGTAGCCATAGTATAGGAAATGTTCCTTTCAGTGTTTTACTCGTCGAATCAGTTAGATTTCTTATGGTTAAAGAATCCCATAAGTTGCACCATAAAATGTCCAATAAAGGACATTCGTTGTTCCTGTGGGATAACAGAGACAATATCATTCACCTTAGAAGCTACGGCTTTTGCCTGGGTTGGAGTGTCCATAAGGTGAATCTCAGGAATTCCAGACACTTGTTCAATTTCTGTAGAAAGATCACTCATTTTTAGGGTTTCCTTAGTTATTGGAGATAGAAAAGAGAAGAGAGAGAGAGAGAGAGAGAGAGATTAGACAGCAGGAATTAACATTTCTGAGATATCTACTTTAATAGAGAAATTGCTAGAACCATTAGTAGTATCAGAATGTCCAAAAGCCTGGATTTCTACACATTTAACTTTAATGAATCCTTCAAGTTGTGTAGAATTTTGATATAACTCTTCATACTCCTTAATATTCTGCACTTGTGAGAGGATAAGATTCTTAGCATGATTACCTTGTTCATTATCAGTATTTTGGAGTTTTGAGAGTTTCACTGCTTCAATAACAGCAGAAATTCTACCTTTTGTATATAAAGACCATGACATATCAGAAGGTTTCCTTTGCGTATTTTCTCTGGAAAGAGAATTGTGTATAGAGATTATATAGAAGGCCGACGACCGCAGGGAGTCGGATAGAGTAAGAAGTTAAGGTAATAGATACTACTCTATTAGTATATGTTCTACATTCGGACTCTGAGGAGCGAAGCGACGAGGAGCGTTTAAGGGTAAGACCAATTAGAAGTAGGAACTAGAGGACCAATAATAACTACCAGATCACAATGATCTTGGAACCACTGATGAAGGATAGGACGTTCGCCGGGACCATGACCACCATAAGATTCTACAGAATGACCATGGCAGTCAATCCACACATGACCTGTAGAATCTCCGTTACGACCATTAGGAAGATGAAAACAAGCACGAACTAAGGGGTCGTGGTCGGTGGTAGAAGAAGGAGAAACTGCATCAAGATAATCTTGATTAGAGAGTATTCTGTGATGGTAGAAATTATTAATAGGAGAGAGGAACCAATCTGCTTGAAGATAGGAACCATCAGGAAGTGGAGTATAAGGAGGGGAAAGATCATGGAGTACATTATGTGTAGAGTAGTATAGTAGAGTCTCGAAGAAACCAGAACAATCAATGTCATCATAAGTAATTATTCCAGTACCTAAATAGGAAGGGGAGTCTTTTGCACCGAAACCGTATTGAATATGTTTAGAATATGCAGTAGATTTGTATTCAGCAAAGCGGTCTTGATCTATAGGAACTATAGAGTATCTAGCAAGTTGAGGGTAAGAGGAGAGGATAGAGCGAATAGGAGAGGAGAGAAGTGTAGAATCTGCAGTATAGAGTTTCATATTAGGATTTTTTCTATATAGAAGGATAGCCACCCTTAGTTTCTACACTAAGAGTAGGATGGTTTGGATTTTCATATGTAGATAACCTTAGTTTCTACAGATAAGGTATAGTAATTAGGATTTTCAAAACTATGATGCCCACGGCCATCCCTAGAAAATACACCAAAAAGGGAGCAAGGGTGTCAGGTTAAGTTCCTACAGGTATAACTATAGGGTTAGAACCTACACTAAACAGAAGGATAGAAACTACAGATACAGAGTAGAAATTACAGAAGCAGGAAGTTAAGGTTTTAGACCTAAAATTACCTTAGTGTAGAATCTCAGGAGTAGTAAATACAGTTATTATTAGTGTAGGAAATGTGGAGAAACCCTAACACTACCTGTAACGTCTGATATACCCTTACTGTAGAAAATTTAGAATCGTCTATACCTACCTAACATGCTACACTAACACCTGTATAGGTAGTCTAGGAACGGCAGGAAACGACCGTGGATAACGTTATGGAGAAACTACAGAGGAGAGGAAAGAAGGGAAAACGAATTCCATGTGGAAAGAAAACGTTTCATGTGGAACGGTCATACCTTACCCGAACAACCCAAAATCGTCAAGCAAGCAAGCATATAAATCGGATTCCAGACCGTTCCCTAAACTATCAACAATTATCAACATATGCTAACAATGATTTATAGCAAACCAAAAATATTTTTCCTCCAACCATTCTATCAAACCTTAGTGTAGAAACTTATATTAGGTTACGAAGTAAACAACATGCCAACATGCCAACATATCAGACCATCCCCTCTCCATATCATCTCCATATCAATACTTTCTACAAATCATGCCATCAACACATAACGCTGTATCTCCATACCCTAACCCTAACCCTAATATCCCGTTAATCCCCTTCTGTATATAATAAATAAAGCAATTATCCCAAACCTTAGTTTACGTAGTGAAACAGTAAACTAAGGTTAATAATTGCAAAATCAAGACTACATACAACATATAAGTTAAGCTTAATATAATCATTAATATAGATAAATCAATTATCATCGTCATAGTTAATATATCTAATATATCTAATATATCTATCTAATCCGCGTATGCAGATAACCATATCTGATATACAGGAAACCATTCCCTCTCCTCTCTGGAAAGAGAATTCTATTCCGCGTAGGGTCTAAATAGATATATCAGCAGAAATCACCCATAAAACAAAACACCAATTTCCGTGAAACATACGTTATCTATCAATTACTATTAGTTTCTATATCAGATATATCAATAGTTATCAGTTTTAAGGTGTTCCACGTGGAACGTTTTTACCCTGTTTTGCTTTATCTGTATTAACTACATCTTGATTGTATAACTATATAGGGGGAATTGAACATTCCCTACATAAGCCGTAGGAAAAACAGAAGGTAGAATCATAGGGGGCAATAGCTGGAGGCACCTGTACGGTCAATTATAGCGGTTTTAGGGTATCTTCTAATGTTTCACAGAGTAGCAGATAAAAAATAATCATGTTTCACACTGGTATACCCTGCGGTATCGCCCGTCGCAGTATGTATATCTAGTATGTAAAAGCGGACCATAAGCCAGAAGCAAAATCATATTCTCTCTGGAAAGAGAATACCGATAGACGATAGCCGATCTATGTCAATTCTTCCGATTATTCCCGATTCCATACCCTGACAGGGATTAGGGAATACCGATTCCTGCCATTCTTTTGACCGTACACACGGTTGTACCCATGAATCCCTACATTTTCCCGTATCTGGCATATCTGGCTATTCCAGAGACAAAAAAAACAACCTAATTTCTTAGGTTGTTTCTTTAGTTCGGCTTTTAGATTCTATACATCAGAATCTAATCCGCATTTATGGCACAACATACTTCCCTCTCCATACTGTATACCTATTGCGCCGCATGGGCAACGGAAAACTTGAAAGCAGGAATCCATCTCGTATTGTGTTCCGTCTACCTCAGGAACGATAACAACACAAGGAATATGATACCCGTTGTTGCTTCTGGTAAGGTCACCTATAGAGAAAGAAATATCCTCATTGTCAAGACCAAAATCAAGAAGCATAGAAAATGCATTATTCCATACTTCTTCCTTTTCCCACGAATGGAGAGTAAGAGAATAAGTAACGTCTGTAGTTTTCATTTTAATTCCCTTCGTTAGCGAGTATGCTTTATTTTGTGTGTACCCGCGAAAAGATAGTAACGCTGATTTCTTAGAGTGTCAATAGGAAATGTAAAAACTACAGATAAATAAGACAAAAAAAAACAACCTAATTTCTTAGGTTGTTTCTTTAGTGTTACCACTTTGTTTTTTTGGTTCGTTGCTGTATCTCCTCCTTGACCTTCGCTAGTTTCTCTTCATACCCTGCTTTTCTTGTTTCTGCTCTTTCCTTCTGCTCTTTCGTTTGTTCGGATGATACGGTAATTTCTGCACTTCTTCGTATCAATTCTTCATACATGTATTTAACTTTCCTTAGTTGCGGGAGCGTTAAATCAGTAAGCGGTTTCTGTAACCATTTCGGTTTTACCATCTTACTGTACCATCTTCCCTTGTGTACGTTTCATGGATTAGAGATTTAATCTCTGAGTTGATTGTGCCTATCTCCTGTTCTATATCTGTTAGTTTAGATTTAGCAGAATTGTATACATTTTCATCCTCTACACTATTGAAGATGAATTCAGAACAGTATTCCTCTGTTTGTCTGTACAATTCATACAGTTCCTTCTTTCTTTCGCGTAAAACGAATAACTCAGGTTTCATTGATTCTATCCTTTCATTCCGAACATAACGGAGAAAAGAAACATCAGAAGAAATCCTGACATCACATAGGACAACAGGAGAACAGCAGTATAAAATACTGCTTTAGTGGCGATATTCATTTTTTAAGGTCCTTCCTGCTCTGAGTTTATCCTGACTTGCAACAGGTACAGATAATATAATCTGTAGTCTCATTAGAAAGGGAAGAAACTTCCCTTTGATTTACCTTTCATTATCATTAGAGAAGGGTATCCCTGTTACTCTCAAAATTTCACAGTATACATAGTAAAGAACATCTATGGCCTTTACTGGTATTTCATACCCGATACTATCAGCATATTCCTTCACCCATGAAGTAAAAACTTCTAATGTGTCAATCGTCGTAATGGAATTAGATTCCGTATTGGCGATAACTTCATTTAAAACTGTTTGAAACATTATCTGTACTCTTTTCTCACTCTGCATTTCTCATACCGGGTTGTGACGGTTAATACCTGCATTAAGAAAGGGAATTAATCCCCTTTGATTAGTCTACTGAGTAGGACATATAGATACAGATACCATCTATACCCTGTGTATCTGCAATTCTTACTGTTCGCTTGACCCCTTTGATTTCTACCATTGAGATACCAATGTATTTGTATCGGGAAATTTTGCAGAAGTGCTTGAATGCTTCCGTAGCATTTTCTGCTGTAAACTCTTCTGTTTCCATAGAGAGTGTCATGTTGTAAAAAGTATACTTGTTCATTGTCTGTAGTTCCTGACTTTCCGGGTATGTATCACCTAAAGAGACTGTAGCACGGTCTTAAAACGTTGTCAAGAAGAGTCTGTAGAAAATCCACATAATCAATAAAAATAGGCAAAAAAAAAACCGATACCCTTTTGAGGTATCGGTTTCCGGTTTCTCTGGAAAAGAGATTATCTATCGCTCATTTTGGTGGTAGCAAAGTTTCGCCACTAACACGCAGGTATCGGATAAATTCTGCTGTATTCGTGCAATTTCTATAGCGGCGCTATGTAAAGGAGCGGATACAGTACACAAATAGTAAAAGCCGGATTCACTGCCATCTTCCACATGTATACGAACTACATATCGCTGTAGTTTTTGTCCTTGTTGGTTTCCTCTGTTCATCCTCGTCTACTTGCCTCCATATACTCCTCATGTCGTTCCCTTGCTGTTTGTGCAGTACTGCCACAATCCAGACAGTAGATATTTAACAGGTAGTCTAATTTGTTTCGCTGTTCGCAAAACATCTTAGGTACACTCACAACACAACTACCTGAGTTTATTTCCTGCTTGCATACGTCACAGAATTTCTCATGTTCGGGATTTTTCGGAATAACCGAAAATACTACATCAGTCGGATACATTTCCGTAATTTTCGGCGTTTTCGTTTCCGGTTTCTGTACCGGACTTTCTTCTATTGGATGATAACTCACTGTTTGTATTCCTTTCAATTCAGGCAAAAGAAAAGCCAGATACAAAACCATGTAGGTTCTATATCTGGCTTATTGTCACTACTTCCGACGATTAGGTGTGACCTTCTTTTTGGTTTCTAGCATTCCCTCAAGGCAAGGGTCAATAGGTTCACCTTTTCGGTCGTAAATCGGGTTTGCCTCTCGAAACACCATATAGTGTTCCGTAATTGCTTCGGCTTCTGCTTCGTCTAAATCAGAAACCGTTTTCCCGAAATACATCGGTTCGTACCCTTTTGGCGGTTTCTCACCTGTATTTTCTGCAATTGAATGAATATCCAATTCCAGATTATAGATACGCTCAACCGCCGGAAAGAATTGTTTCTTCCAATTCTCTCCATACGGGTGAAGTGCTCCGAATGAGATAGCATATTCCCGTGTTCCGAGTGCAGATTCCCGACGAGCGAGGAGAAATTCTAATGGAGTAGGAGATACTCCACCATTGAAAGAATTCCCTCTTTCTCCAAAATCACGGGGGGCGCGTTCTGTTGGTTCGTCGTCATCTTCGTCCTTCGCTTTTCGCGTAGTTTTTGCAGGTACAGGTACAGAGACGTCCTCTAAACCATGTTCGGCGTTATACGCTTTTCGTGCTTTTCCCCATTGGAGTTTCCCGCCTTTAACCCGCTTGTTATATTCCTCTTCTGTTTCGTCGAAAACCTCTACAGTTTTTCCGCGACGAACAGTTTCGTGTGATTTCCGTACAGGGTATCCCTCCCACTCCTCATATTCAGGAAATGCAAGAATTTTCTTCGCTTTAGTAGCAGGTTTTGCTGTTGTTGCTTTCGCAGGAACAGCAGGTACAGATTTTGCAGAAACGACAGGTGTACCCTTCTTTTCTACAATCTTCCCGTTCCTTGTCTCCATGACTTCAACAGGTGCCGACTTTCCGATAGTCGCAGGTTTTGCGGTAGTGGCAATTTTGCCTTTATTCGTTGTTACTACAGTTTTCACAGGTTCGTTTTCCTTTCGATACTCATTGACAACGTTTACAGCGTTGACAACTCCCTTTATCCCGTCGCCGATAACTTCCCGATTGTGTTTTACCTCAAACGTCTTAAACTTCTCACTAAGGAGAAGTGTATATTTTCCGGTCGTATCGGTAAACGTATGACTGTTGCCGTTTTTGGTAAAATCGGCAAGTATCAAGGTTTTTACAGGCATTGGTTTTGTTTTCCTTTGTGGCATGGTGTTTTGTGTATCTCCTCTGGTATAGAAATATTCAGCGAGGATATTAAATCCTGTTTTCCAGTCGTTTATTTTCCGCATATTCAGTCTAAATTATTTAGGTTTGAAAAATGCGGTTATAGGCGAGAGGATTAATTTCTTTCCTTTGTGCTTTCCCGTAGGGATTGTAGCAACATCGTTCGTAAACGATGTTTTACCTACAATAAAATTCCCTTTTTCATTGGTTGAAGGTGTGAGCAGGTTAACAGGAATAACTATGGTAAGCGATTTACCATCCTTAGACAGTATGATATTAGTCTCTTCGTCGCTGCCTTCGTCGCTGTCTTCTGTTTCCTGCGTTACAGCAGGTATTAGACGCTTAGCCGGGGGAGTAGATACAGCGGTTTTAGCCGTTGTTTTTACAGGAGAAGGGGCAGGAGGATTGTTTTTCTTTAACCCTGCCGGGGTTGTTGCGGGTTTCGTTGTTGTTGCCATTTGAGGAATTTTCCTTCGTGTATTTTTTGTCCTTGAAACTATAGTCTATATAATGAGCAGGTATTCCGGCATAATAGCGTATTCGTTTAGGTTGGGTGATTTTGCGATAGAAGGTTAAATTATGCGGTAGAAAATACCGCTTTATCGGGAATCACCCATTGGAGGGATTAGATAGGAGGGAACACGCTATTATGTGGAGATAATCCACAAACTATACAGTTATATTTCCGACTTTAGACAGCGACACTATCTCTAGAATTACAGGTACACTTTCTGCATTTAATCCGCTATGCCTTTACGGAAAACAGAAAATCATATCAAACGTTTCTAGCAAGTCTACGCAGGTATCGGTAAACCGTGGTCTATTTCAAGACCGAATAGCACATCAAGGTTCTATCGTCGTTTATCCTGCGTGTCAAGAGATTTTAGAAAATAAATCGGATTTCTTCCCGATACCCTGCCACCCAATACCCGATACTGGAATAGATCAGACTAAAAACCTGAGATTCTGGCAGTATTTCAAAATCGGAAACCAAAAAAAAAACCGATACTCTTTTGTTTTTTGAGTATCGGTTTTCTTTGGAAAGAGATTATCTATCCTCTATTTGCTATCCTGCGTTTATAGCCTTCATAATCCCGAAAGTCACGTATGTCTACTTTCCCGAATTGAGTAATTACACGTATGTAATACATAGGGTAATTGGTGGCAGGGTATATCTGTTTTAAATACCCTAACATTTCCATTAGTTCGGCAAACTTCATAATTGTTTATCCTCTTTACAGCACTTCTCAGAACAGTAGATATTTAGACGGATTGCAAGATGTTGCATTTCTGCATTTAGAAAACACAACATATTGCCTTCTTTTCCCTCTTCCCGTGTCATTTCTCCATTTTCGGCTTTTACACGATGGATTTTCTCCATTAAATCAACACCTGTATCAATAAACCGAGATTCATCTTTGTTTACTACGATTGTGCAATATTTCCCTGTTTCCAGATGTTTACCGCAATACTCACACATATCGCCGATAGGGGATTGTAATTTCACCCGTTCTGTTCTTAGTTCGCTGTCAATTCGCATTTTCTGTACCTATCCCTCTCACTATGATTCTAGCAATATTATTACTAGTGTAGTTATTTATTACTGCTATAGATATAGCAATAACAAAACATAGCAAAAACATCAGTACATCTACTAATTTTTTCATTTCTGTATTCCTTTGTGAAAGTGCATTGTTAGGACAATACCCAACAACAGGATACTAACACAACTATATATCTGCTGTCAATACCCTGCTCATATATGCTGTTTCCTGCCTCAGAATTGACCGTGTAGCGATTTCATAGCAGGATACCTGCATTTTCCCGTATCCTGCCGTTTTCCGTGTTCCTGCGTCATTCTCTGGAAAAGAATCTGCATATATGTATGCAATTCGGTGGATTCCAGATTATGCCGGAATATCTCCATTAATTCGCAATCCTCTATACCGCTTTTCACTTTTGTACTAATTGCAATTATTACAATGTAATTTCTGTACTTAGTGTCTCTTATACATATAGGTATATCAGGGTATTTAACCTATAAGGTAGTAACTACATATAACTACATGTATTTACTATCAATAACTACCTAATATGTATCTACAGGTGCCAAAAATTGGCATTGACACGCAATTAGACGCAGTGATACCATGAAATGCGGTTTTCTATAGAAAAATCCCCACAGAGCAGTCTACCCCCAGCTTGCTGTAGTTTCTAAATACCAAGATAAGAGGGAAAAACCCAAACAAAAACCCTCTAAGGGTATATGTAGAAACTAGACTTACCACCATTCCTCAAAATTCTGTAATTGAAATTACTCCAAAAGTTATTTCAGGAATTGAATCGAGTACCCTTTTTCCAATCCAGAAACTAGACCTACCCTCTCCTATTATTATATATCTATAGGGAAAAAGAAAGAAAGGAAGGGGTTAATCAAAATAACTGTAAGAATTCCTCTTATTTCTAAGTAAATCTGTGAAACAAAAATGTTTCACGCAACTACCGCGAATAATTAACAGCATGTTGTCAACAAGTATCAACAATAATAAAAACGGTAAAAAACGAAATGGTATAACACCCTTCGGAAATTTGCACATTTTGGGGTATTTTTTGGACCTTAGTTTATATTATTATCTATATATCATAATAGTATATATGTATATTATGTATATATTATAGTAGTTATATAATATAACAGCGATATAACCTTATATACTATACAAATGTTATACATTGCATGTTATACTACCTAG